CTGCCAGCCGAGGGAGAGGAAGGCGCCGAGCGCCTCGGCCACCCCGCGGCCCTCGGTGAACATGTCCTCGTAGATCTCGGTCGCGGCGGCGGCGTAGTACGCCTGCTCGCCACCGGGGCAGGTGAGCACGAGGAAGGCGGCCAGCGAGGCGCGCAGCGCCATCGAGGCCGCCGCGTGGGCGTCGGCGTTCACTGCGGTGCCGTTGCCGTCCGAGCCGCCGTTGATGGCGTCCACGAGGCGAAGAGCGCCGACGGCGGTCTCGTACGCCTGCACGGCCTGCTCGGTCGGCGACACAGTGGTGTGGGTCATGGTCCCTCCGGTTGGTCGGCGTGTCTCCTGAAACACTACACCCCCTTGAGCAGGTACTCAAGGGGGTGTAGGGGGCGAGTCGGTCAGCGGGCGGCCGAGGCGCGCAGCTCGGCCATGCTCTCTCGGGAGAGCTCGACGTCCGGCTCGACCACGTGCAGCACGACATCGAGGTAGTTCACGCGGTGCGGGAAGGCGAGCAGCTCGCGCAGCGCGTCCCGCGTGCGGCCGGGCGCCGCCGGAACGACGGTCTCGCGCGGGCCGGGCGCCGCCGGAACGACGGTCTCGCGCGGGCCGGGCTTGCAGCACTCGCACCCGGTCGTGATGGAGAAGATCACGAAGAGCGCGCCCTCGGCGAGGGTGGCCTTGCGGGTAGCGGTCGCGGTGCGGGTCATGGCTGCCGTCCTCTCGTTGGTGTTTCCGGGGCCTTGCTTGATGACTCAATACTGCACCCCCTTGAGTACGATGTCAAGGGGGTGCGGTAGTCCGAACGGGCGATCATTCCTCCGCGTATCCGTGATTGATCAGCTTGGTACGGCAGAACCATCCGCCCGGAGCTGCCCACATCGGCCTCCCGTGACACTCCGGAACGGACTCGTCCGGCTCGTGTGTCTGTCCGCACGGAGCGGGCCGGTGGTTGTGCCAAAACGGGTTGCGCAGTCCATAGTCGCTGTAGGCGTTGATCAAGACGTATGCCTCATCCGGAAGCTTCTTGATCTCGGTCGCGGTTCGACATCCGTCCGGAGTGTCGTCGGCACCGACACAACCGGCCTCGTCGAGATACGTCCAGTCGCGTCCGAGCGCGTCCGGCACCCTTCGCAGGGGTACGCCGCACGTTCCCCGCGACGCACGTTCCGCGAGCGCGAAGGTCTCCGGGCGAGGATCATCGATCATCGCCACGATGTGTCCACCGGGGATCTCGACGCCGCACCGGTAGGGCACGCCGCAGGTGCAGGCGCCCTCGTCGCGCTCCGGGCGCGCCAGCGACCCGGCCGGGGCGCAGGGGGCGGCTTGTGCGGCAGCCTCTCCGGCCAGCCGCGAGACGCGCTCGACGACCCTGCGCGCGTATTCGCCAGCACGTTTCGCGTCGCCGCCGACGATGTGCCGGACACCGGGCCAGCCGTCGTGCAGCCAGATCGAGAGCGCGGCGTGCAGCCGATATGCCTGGTCACGGTCGAGCACGAACGACCGTGACCTGCCATCGACGTGGCCGATAGTGGCGATGATCTCGTCGCTACACGGACGGACATGGCGAGGTCCGATCTTGAGATACTCCCTGCCGTCGCCATCCTCGAAGATCTTGTAATCTGTCATCGCCATTCCTCCAATTCAGTCGACCGGCCAGACGTAGGGCAGGTCGCCGGTCACGCCGGGCCATAGCTGGGCGTAGTGCTCGGGCAGCTTGCGGACCAAGTTCGAGCGGTGCGAGAGGTGGAACGCCTCGTTTCCGAGCCACCACGGCGCCCCAAGGTCCGGGATGCCGACGACGAGCGCCTCGATCTTCGCCCCGCAGGTGTCGCGGTAGCCGCGCGACGTCCACTCGGCGACCACGGCCAGCCCGTAGCGCGCGAGCGCCCGCTCATGGCCGCGCCACATCTTCGCGGCCGGGTGGTTGACCCACCCGGGGCGCTGGCCGGTGAGCGCCCCGAGCAGTTGCAGCACCTCGACCCGCTGCTTGCCGAGACGCTGCCGGTCGAGCACGGCCGCCGACTCGGCGAAGTCCGGGAGCGGTAGGAAGGTCTGCACGGTCAGATCACCTCAATACGGACCACACGGCCCACCCCGAGCGCGGCGACGATCTGCCGGACCGCGGTCGTGAGGCCGTCGGCCGACCGGGTGTCGGCCCACCGGCCGAGCGAGCGCCTCGACAACAGCGTCGTCGTCTCGCGGGTGAGCAGCGTCGGGCCGTCCGACAGCACCTCGTCGAGCCGGTCCTGCGCGGCACCGTGCACCATCCTCACGACGTCGCGGGCCTCGCGGCAGGCGATGACGTGAGGATCGGCACCGGGCTCGTCGTAGCCGCTATCGCGCAGCGCGTCCTCATACGCGGACTGCGCCGCTTCGAGCGCGAGCCGCGTCGACTCGACCGCGTGAGCGAGCTCGCGCAGTCTGGCGAGGTCGGGGTGCTGCTCGCCCGCCTCGCCGGTGACCGGGGCGACCGGCCGGTTCGGAATCGTGGTCATGGCTGTACCCACATCGGATCAGACGGACGGTACGAGCCACAGAGGGTGTCCGTCAGGCGGGCTCCGTCGGCCTTGCGGAAGACGAAGATGAACGAGTAGGGGGTCGTCGCCGAGTTGCGCTCGCGACGGCAGCGCCGCTCCGCTGTCGGGAGGTCGTTCGTGCGAAGGATCACCTTCGCCTCGGCGTCCGGGCCTCGCCCGAGCGTCGCGACCACCACGTAGAGTTTGTTCGCCCGAGTGCTCACCTTGGCGCCCTGCGGAGTTGTGAAGGTCTTCGATGTCTGCATGGGGAAAACACTACACCCCCTTGAGTAAAACGTCAAGGGGGTGTAGTAGTTCGGTCGGCGAACGGTCACAGCGTCCACTCGGGGCAGGTGAGCTGAGTCCACGACTCGGGCGCGAACTCGATGTCGTCGGCCTCGTCCGGCTCGACGTCGCTCACGTCCGCGGGCAGCCCCTTCCCGAACAGCTCGGGAGCGGGTACGTCGGCGATGAACCGGCCAGCCATGATGAGCGCGACAAGGCACGATTCCTGGCATTTCATGTCAGGGCCGCCGCGTGCTTGCATGCAGCGCCCCGGCGGGCAGGCCGAGGTCTCGCGGTAGCGAGCGGTCATGGCGCTACCGCCCGTCGGGGTCGAGCTCGAACCGCGGGGCCTCCCACGATGAGCACAGCACCCGCACACGGGCCTCGGTGACGTACCGGCGCACGATCGGGTGGCCGCTCGCCTCGTCGATCGGGTCGTCGACCAGGCCGAGCCACACCTCGCCGGGCTTGGTCGGATTAAGCCGCACTCGGGCCACCTCGCGCACCCGGCCCTCGAAGGCGATCAGATCGCCAATCAGCAGGTCAGTGATCCGGCGCAGGACGTCAGCCGGGCCGGGCGCCTCATAGCGGCTTCCCACGGTCGTGCTCGCATCGGTCGCGGGAAGGGCGGGGGCCGATGGACGGTCAGACATTTGATCTTCCCTTCCAGTACGCCTCGGCACCCGCAAGGGTGGCGAAGTCCTCGATCGTGCTCGCAGATTCAAGATCGTCGAGCAGCGGAACGACGAGCAGCAAATGGCCGGGAGCGAGGGCGATCACCTGCGTGCGACACTCGCGCGCCGTGCCGGGGAACGCCACGATCTCGGTCCACACGGAGCCCGTGTCGGAGATGCTCCACCCGGACGGGTCCGGGGTCGGGTCCCGCTTGTTCATGAGGAGAACGAGCGCCTTGCTCCTGATCACTTCGTGTGGGTGGCGCGCTCGGTGCGGCGTCTCTGCCATCGGTCGGCCTCTCGTCGGACGGACATCGGACCTACCCGAGAAACACTACACCCCCTTGCGCACATACGCAAGGGAGTGTAGTGCCTGCCCGCTTAGTTGAGCAAAGCGGTACTGCGATGTTGCGCGGCGACCACGCGCTCGGCCACGGCCGACCAGGAGATGCCGCCGATGAGCGCGGTCGCCATCACATCGATCAGGTCCCACGCGATGTGATGCGGGGGCCAGTCCTGCGGCCAACCGTTTACGGTGAGGACGCACAAATCCTCCGGCGCGAGCCGGGAAAGGTCGGCACCCTCATCGGTCAAGATCTCACCGATACGCTCGGCGCTCGCAAGCATGGTCACTCGACGGCCGTCGTCGACCCTCGTCGACAAGATCAGTGCCAGCGGGCCGTGGTACCCGCACGGCATGAGGGTGAAGCCCTGTGGGTCCATCACGACGACTTTCGGACGCTGCATCTGTGGACGGATGTTCGGCAGCTCGCGTGCCATCACCACTTCTTTCTCTCGATTGCCTAAAACACTACACCCCCTTGCGTACCTGCTCAAGGGGGTGTAGTTAGGACTGTGTACCTCGATCGAACGCGCGGGCCGAGCCTAGCTCAGTAGGTACAGCACGACCCCGATCAGGACACTGATGATGATCCCGGCAAAGATTACCCAAATCCCGATAACAGCGAGCCCTTCCGGCCACGGCGCGAAGAGGATCGGGACCTTGGCGCGATGTCGTCTGCGCTGCACAGAGTCGTCGAGATACTTGCGCGGTGGCAATGCCTGTGGCGGTTCGACCGGCTCATCGTCCGCGAGCATGACTGCGTCATCGGTGCGCGGTCCGCCGTCGTCGAGCCGCACTATGCCACCGATGACGCAGTAGTAGCCCTCGGGTGCCGATGAGTCCGCCACGAGGCTGTGATGGCACACCGTCCCGTTGCTCGCATGGCGCCACACCATCGAGCCCCCAGGGCCGCTCATCGAGTCATCGCCCCGCCACGATCCGTGCCGCCCCCGGCGGCACGGCGCTCGCACGGTACGCACAGCACCTTGCTCCCGGCCGGAATCGGCCAATCACTCGGCAGCTCGAAACCGCACCCCTCACACGTCATCAGTCATCCACCTTCGACCACACCGAGTGGGGGCGACCAAGCGCTGCAACCGATCTTTACCTTGAGCGAGCCCCCGTCATCCGCAACACGGACGGACTGTTCAGTCGCCTCGGCGAGGCTCAAATTATCAATGATGAGGTTGAGCTCGTCAGGACTCAGCAAGATGACTCTCATGAGCAAGGTTCTCCCTTCGGGGGATCAATCTCACGGCGTCCGCTGCGCCGTGAGAAGGCCGTGATTTGGGTACTACTCGATCGGCTCGTCGCCGGTCCTCTCGCCGGTCGGCTCGGTGGCGACGGAGTGCTCCCAAACCCCGGTACCGCCCGGCAAGCGGGCCGCGCCGACAACCTCGGCGACCGGCACCGTGCCGGATGTCCTGCGGGTGAAACGCACGAGCAGCACCTGCCCGGTGGTCTGGCCGTCCGGGTGCGCCCACAGCTCGATAGCCTCGGCGCCCTGCGTCCGGGCCAGCGTCACCCCGGCCGTGGTGTTGGCCGACCAGGCGGCCAAGGGGCGTCCGCCCCGCCACAAGAAGGCGTTGAACTCGGCCTGCCGGTCGCGATAGCCGATCAATACGCCATTGACCGGAACGAAGATCTCATCCGACCCGGCGGTCTTGGCCGCCTTGCTCATGGGGCGTGCGGTGCCTGCCATCGACTCTCCCTCGTGAGGTGGCCCGGTACTTCGTCCGCGCCGGGCCGGTCGCGGTTGCCGCTTGCCTGCGGCGCCCCCATCACCCCTTGGGGAGTTCACCAGCCGGGGGCTTGCTGACAGGTGAGACACTACTCGCACCCCCGGCAGTAGTCAAGGGGGTGGAGTAGTTCGTTCGGGTGATGTTCTCGACCGGCGCCGTCCGCGGCTCGGCGAGCTTGCCGCGCAGCCCTTGGGCCAGCAGGACGACGAGACCGAGCACCACGAGAGCGCCGGTCGCGACGACGAGCGCCGGAACCAGCGTGGCGGCGTCCGGCACGTACGGGTCGGCGGCGCGCAGCCCGAGGAAGGCCGCGAGCGCGAGCGCCCCGACCACGACCGCACCCCACATCCCGAGCCGGATCACGAGCCGGACGGCACCGATCGTGAACAGCACGATCGCCCTCGTCACGACGAAGACGCCATAGCCGACGATCAGTAGCGTCTTGCCGACGTCGCCCGCCGCCTGCGCGAGCTGCACGGTCTGCGACACCGGGGCGTCGGCCAGCACGGCGCCGGGCGTCCCGATCAGCAAACCGTCCGGCCCGTGGCACAGACCGGACCCGACCGGGCGCACCCGGCCGGGCAGCTCATAGCGAGAGCTCGCGTTCGCGAGCTGCACGGTCTTGGCCGCCATCGCCGAGGTCTTGAAGGGCCCGGCCCACCTCGACCCGCAGGTCTCGCACGAGGCGTAGTGGACATCTGCCGACTCAACCTCGGCCACGAGAGTAAGTGGATGGATCACGCCCTCGTCATCGATGTGCATATTCCTTGATCCTTTCCGGTGGAGCGAACCGGGAGATCAGTCTCATCTCAACTTCCGATCACGTGATAAAGCGATTAGTCCCTGGTAGGACCATACGCGCACCCCCCTTGCATACTCAAGGGGGGTGCGCGTATGGTAGGGAACATCATGTATTCCCGGCGACAGGGCCCGGGGTTCAGAACGTGAGGGGATGGCGGGAGGATGACCACACAATCGGCGCGAGACGCGCTCGTTCGGCAGCTCGGCCTCGACGCCGAGGGGCAGGCCATGCTCGACCGGGTGATCACCACGCAGCAGAAGATCGACAGGAAGCAGCGAGAAATCGACGCCTTGCTCGCGGTCCGTCGCCCGGACGTCCTCGGCCTGCACGGCCGCTACCGGGTGACCAAGTACCGACTCGCGAAAGTGCTCGGCGTCTCGCAGACCACGGTCGGCAACATCACGCGAGAGCAGCCCGAGACGTCCGGCTGAGACCCCTCCCGCCCACCGGACGCAGAAGGCCCCCACCTCGACAGGTTTCGAGGTGGGGGCCTTCTCGCACTCCCCCGAGAGTGACAACCAGTGAGCCGCCGCGACGCTGCCCCGGGCGTCAGGAGCACCGCCAGGCTACCCCGGATCGACCGTTACGGCTCACGGGCGCCGAACCGGGTGAGGATCTCTCGGGCCTGGCCGAGCGGCAGGAAGCCCACCCCGGGGATCTGCCCGCGGGCCTCGATCGATAGCGTGTAGAACCGGTCAGTCTCGGGGTCGAGCCGGTGCAGCGTGGCCGAGCACCGGATGCACGACAGGCAACCGCGCTCGTCGTCCCAGCAGATCAAGGAGATGATCCGGTTCGTGCAGTTGCCGCAGTGCAGCTCGGGCAGCACGAGGCCGAGCTGCTCGACAGGTCGCCCGATGAGGTCGTCATCCTCGCGCCCGCGCAGGGCCAGCACCCGTAGCCGGTCGGCTTCGCGCTCGTGGCCGGTCGCCATCGTCCTACCCCTCCCGTGGCTCAGGTCAAGGTCATCTACTCGGCGGCGCCGCCGAGCTTGACCGCCTTGCGCAGGTCGGTGAGGCCAACCGGGGTGCCATTGAGGCGTGCCGAGGCGAACTTGCCGTCGGTCCATTCGGCGACCCACCGGGCGCCGTCCGGGGTGGTCCCCGCCAGCCGCAAACGGCTCACGAGCGGCCCGTCGTCGGTCATCCGCCCCGAGACCTTGTGCATCGTCTCGGCGTAGCCCGCGAAGCTCTTCGCCGTGCAGCGGGGTGGGAAATCGGCCGCCCCGGCGGGCTCGATCGGCGTCGTCGGCCCGGCCGGGTGCTCGACCGGCGCGGCCCCGGGCGCGACCGCCTCGGCGGGCGCCTTGATGCCGTGCTTGCCCTTCGTCCAGTCGCGGCCCTGCCGCTTCCAGGTCCGTACTGCGGGCCGCCATGTCGGGCACTCGATCGGCTCGACCGGCTCGTCGTCGGCGGCCTCGGCCTGCGTCTCGCCCTTGGCCTGCTTGATCTCGCCCTTGCCGGGCAGCACCATGATCATGAAGTCGGTGCCGTGGCGCGAGACCTCGTCGTCGAGCAGGCGCTGCCGGTAGTGCCGCGGGGGGATGCCGGTCTTGGCCGTGGCCTTGCAGTCGCACTCCCACCCTGCGTAGTCGAACTCGTCGACCGCGAGGTGCTCGGCGCCGGACGGCCCGGCGGCGGCAGCTTCGAGGGCGACCGCGGTCGCGCCGAACTCGGCGTCGAAGTCGAGGTCGTCGAGGTCGGCACCCGGCTCGGCCGCGAGCGCTCGCGCGCCGTCGTCGACCGGCTCGTCGAAGGGCGGCTCGAAGTAGACCTCGCCGCCGGGCAGCTCGGCCACCTCGAAGCCTGCGGCACCGGCGCTGCACGGGTTGACGTAGCGCGCCCGGCTCATCGCCGGGCCGCCACCGTACGGGAACCGCCTCGGGGTATCAGTCATGATGCCTTCCTGTACTTCGGACGGACGTAGCCGTGAGCCTTCGCGCTTCCCTCCCAGATCGGAGCAATGTAGTCACGGGCCGGGACCTGCATCGGCCCGACCGGGCGGTCGTAGTCAGCCTGCACGGCACGGTCAAGACAGGACGAGCAGAGCCGTTCGCCGCGGTTCGCGTGCAGCCCGGAGAACATGATCCCTCGGTACTCATACGGCGTTCCGGGCCGGTTGCAGTGATCGCACAACAAGCCGTCGCCGGGGTTCTCAAAGCTCATGCCGAACATACTACACCCCCTTGAGCGTCTGCTCAAAGGGGTGTAGTTGATGATCATCGACCGAGCGTGTCAACCCACTCCGCGTGCTGCTCGGCCTCGCCACGGTCGAGGTCGGCGACCGACGTCCCGAGGTACTCGGCCTCGTGCATCCGGCAGAAGGTCTCGTCGAGGTCGGCACCACTGTTCTCGTCGAGGCACCAGGGGCAGGAAGTCGAAGCGCGCATCGTGATCATCTCCGGTGTCTTGGTGTCTTGCTCGATGACTCAATACTGCACCCCCTTGAGTAGTCTGTCAAGCCCTCGGGCGGCAGTGGGCGAATCGGGAGTCGGTCTCGGTCCACGAGTAGTCGGGCTCGGGCAGGTGCATGAACGGCATGAGGTGCCCGCTCAGGATGGGGTCGTTCCGCGCGAAGGTTGCTTCACGGTAGCTCCGGCCGTCGAGCCGCGGATCGGGCGTGTCGAAGACGTCCCGGACGGCAGGCGCCGTTCCGGCCGCGACACGCTGCTCGTGCGAGCAGGTGAGCGAGCTGTCGGCCGCGCGCCAGGCATCGGCGGCCGGGTCGAGCTCGATCTCGGCCCGGCAGTGCATGCACGCCCGGCCCATCGCCAGACACCTCACTTCGGTCGCCACCCCAAGCACCACTTGACCGAATACCAAATCGTCACCGGAAACCGAGCCCACGTCAAAATGAGCAAGTCGGGCCTTCGCCATGGTGAAGGATCATCTTCAAGTTGATCCTCAAGCCAGTTGTCGAATCTCTCACGTAACCGCAGTAATGAGGCGATGTACCCCAATGAAAAGCCGATGACTATTCCGACCACCACCCCGCTCATCGCCGGGCCGCCGGGTCGGCATGCTTCGGGCAGTACACGGGAACCTCGTTGCTGATCTTGTGGTCGAGCAACAGGTCTATGTTGCAGAACGCGCAGCAGCGCAGGTAGCCCACCGGGGCCCGCCCGGCGCCGCACTCGCTGCACGAGCCGTGCTCGGACTCGCGAACCACGAGCGGACCGGCCACGGTGTAGCCGCCCCGGCGGTCGAGCGGGTCGTCGATCCACGAGCCCGGCTCACGCAGGAGACGGCCGGGGAAGCGAGTCGCACACGGTTCGCAGACCGCCCGGGTACGGGTGGCGCCGAGGTGGTTCTCGACCAGCACGTTGAATCGCATCAGTAGTTCAGCTCTTTCGCGCGCTCGCGGATCACCTTCACGGTCTTGAGGGTTCCGGTAGCTACCTGTTCGACGAACTCGGCATGGTCCTGCGCCTGCTCGTCACGATCGATCGGTGCTTCCTCGGCCTCGAACGTCACCGAGAACGGCCCCGTCTCGACGCACGTCACGGAGCCGTAGTCCTCGAACAGCACCTCGGCGCCGTCCGGGATGCCCGCGAGCGCCTCGCGCAGCTCGGCGACGGTCAGTGCGGTTCCCGCTGCTTTGATCCTCATGCGGACAATACTACACCCCTTTGAGCATGATCTCAAGGGGGTGTAGTATTCAGTGTCGATCATGGGTCGGCGCGCCGGTGGGTCGGGATGTGCCCCACGTGGTACCCCTGGCACACCCGGCAGGCGTAAACGTTGAGCGAGCCCGGCGCGGCGTCGCCCTCGGCGATCACCCGGCGCATCTTGCGCCGCGCGCCGTCCTCGGTCTCGTGGCGTTCCTTGCGGATACAGGCAGCCACCTGCCGTAACTGCGCTGCCCCCCGCCCCTTACTCGCCACCTCAGCCCTCGATCCTCTTCGTGATCATCTTGTCGACGCGGGCGCTCGCCTTGTGAACACTGATCTTGTCGGCGACCTGCCCGGCCCGCCACGACTCCATCCCGGAGGCATAGCACTTCAGGGCCTTGCAATAGTTGATCTGTTTCTCGGTGGCCTTGCGCTTGCGCCACGCGCCAGCTTTGCGCGCGAGCACCTCTTCCTCGACCGTGATCGAGGCCTCGCCCTGCGCCATCGCGTAGCCGAGGTCGGGCACGGCTCGCACAAGGAAGTCGCCCCCGCGCCGGTCCTGCCACGCCCAGATGACGTCGTAGCCGTCCGGCTGCTCTTCCCGGCACCCCTCGCAGTGCGAGCACGGGGCGTGTCCGAGGTGGCACGAGCACCCGCCGCACTCGTCGTTGCAGCTCTCGACCGGCTCGCCACCCGGCCGCGGGGCGATGGCGATCACACGGTCACCCGCGGGCAGGAACCAATAGCCCGCGTAGGTCTGCAACCACTGCTGCCGGGAACCGGCGAACAGGTCCGCCTCGACGGCCTTGATCGCCGTCGGCGCGGTGAACTCGTCGCGGTCGGTCTCGGCCGGGCGGTGCGAGCAGTCCTCGCAGCACGCCTCGCCGGTCTCCCACTCGCACTCGTCGGCGGGCGCCATGCAGTAATCGCACGGCGTGCCGTAGAGGTCGAGCAGCGTCTTGCCCTCGGTGTCCTTCGGGCGGTCGCCGCCGAGCACGGCCAGCGTGGCGAGCTCGTGCTGCGCGGTCGCGCCCACGACGTCGAGAACAAGGGCATGCATCGCGCCGGGGAACGGGCGCAGCACGCGGCCAACCATCTGCACGTAGAGCGAGGCGCTCTGCGTGGCGCGGGCGATCACGGCGACCTTGGCGCGGGGAGCGTCGAAGCCTTCCGTTAGCACCATGCAGTTCGAGAGCCAGTCGATCTTGCCGAGGTTGAACTCGCGCAGCACCCGACGGCGCGACTTCTGCTCGATGATGCCCAGCGGGCTCACGACGTCGCGGTCGAGCGGCATCGCGCCCCACACGGTCTCGCACGAGAAGCCCGCGGCGCGCATCGCCTCGGTGAACGCCTGCGCGCTCTCGACGGTCGGGGCGAAGATGACGCCGGGCTGCCCGCCGCTGTACTCGGCGACCGCCTTCGCGACCGCCTCGGGCGCCGAGCTGCCGAGTAGGCGCTCGGACACCTGCCCATCGCTGTAATCGCCACCGACCTTGCGCATCCCGGTGAGGTCGAGGTCGTTCACGACGACCCGCTGCCCCCTGACGTCGCACAGGTAGCCCTGCCGGATCATCCACAGGATCGACTTCTGGTAGACGATCTCGTCGAAGATCCCGCCCGCCGCCCGGCCGAGCGCCTTGCCGTCGGTGCGGCTCATGGTCGCGGTGACGCCGACCACCGGGCACCCGGCCCACGCGATGATGTCGCGGTAGCTCTTCGCCGTGCTGTGGTGCGCCTCGTCGATGACGAGCAGGCTCGGGCGCCACGTACCGAGGCGCTCGCGGCGGCGCGCGTTGAGCGACTGCACGGACGCGACCACGACCTCGCGACCGGCGACCTCGTGGCGCTCGGCCTTGATGACGCCGATCTTCGCGTCGGGTACGACGTTGCGGTACTTCGCGGCGGCCTGCGTGATCAACTCGTCACGGTGCGCGAGGATCAGGATCGGCTCGCCCGGGTGGCGGCCGTGCCAGGCGTCGCCCAATGCACTAAAAATGACCGTTTTGCCAGCACCGGTCGGCAGAACGGCCGCGAGGTGCGGGTGCTCGCCGGCGGCGTCCTCGGGCCGCGGGGCGTGCAGCCCGCGCATGAGCGTGTCGACGCACTCGACTTGGTAGCCGCGAAGACGAATGCCGCCGGTGCGGCGCTCCGTGGTCGAGTAGCGCGTTCCGTCGATGACTGTCATATCAAGCCCTTCCGTCCGTCTCAAGGCCGAAACGCGCAAGGTCGAAACGCGCAAGGTCGATCGCCGTGTAGCACGGGTCGTCCGGCTCGGACGGGTTCGGGCAGCCGCACTGCGTGAACAGGTGGTGGCAGTGGTCGCACTGTTCGTTCATGCTCTCCATCCTACTTGGTTCTACTAGCTCTACGCAACCGGGTTGAGTAACTTGAGTAGCCGCCACAGCGCTTCGTTGGTGATCCCGATACGCGCACATCCGAAAAGGCAACACCAGGCATCGAGCAGAAAGTTGTACGCAAGGTGCCGCCCGCACTCGGTACACCACATCGACGCGCCGTCTGATGTCTCTTGATCTAGAAGGATCATATGGATCATGCCTCTCTGCGGCCCTGTGCGCCTCGTAGGGCGCAGATGATCTTAGGGTGTCCACTTACGCGCCGAAGCCCTGCGGGCCCGTCAGTGACGCCCCTGTGGCGGCTCAGCCCTGGTTCCGCCCCCACCGCCCGGCCCCCGATGGCACGAGTGTGATCAAGATCCGGGAGGGAAATCGATCACACTCGTGCCATCGGGGGCGTCCTGCGACACGCGCAACAGGGCGGCCACCCGGTCGAACAGGTCGGCACGGGCCTTGTCCGGACTCGGTCCCGCCCCCACCGCGAGCATCGAGGAACCGGCCCGCCCGGCGTCGTGCAGCCCCGGAGCGAGCAGCACGACGCCACCCTCGCGGAAGCGCGGGTCGAGGGCGGCCATCCTGACGCGCAGGGTCGCCCCGGCAAGGTGCGCTCCCGGGACGATCTCACCGACCAGGGCCACGACCGCCTCGACCTGCGCCCCCCGGGCCATTCTGCGGGCCGTTTCGATCCGGTCGTGCTCGGGGCCGGTCGTGAGTTGCGCGAGCTGCGCCTGCCCCACCCGGACCCACGCGGCGTAGGCGAGGTGATTCGGCACGGGGAGGTAGGTAGTCATGGGGGTACGGTACCGCACCCCATCGAGCAAGCTCAACCCGCCGATCAACTCACATCGCCGCCCACCCCCGGCCCGTTTCCGGCCCGTTCCAAGATCCCTATTTTCGTCTCGTCCTTGATCCTTCTATCCCGGGGCCGTCGGTGGGTGAGAGAGGAGAGCGCCTAACTTCGTTATAGGCGCTCTCTCTCCTCTCTCACACCCCATCCGGCTTGTGCCCAATGACATTAGGGATCATGAGAGAAAAGTAGGGATCATGGGGAAACCGCAGGTCAGGGTGGCTCTCAAAAACTCTCATGATCCCTACTTTACTCACGTGGGTGAAGCTCTCACTTACTGCATTGGGTGGAGTAAAGGGTAGGGATCATGAGAGTTTGCCCCTGACCTGCGGTTTTGCAGTTGTGGATCAAAAAACGTAGGGATCATGAGAGTGCCACGTAGGGATCATGGAACAGTAGTAGGGATCATGAGAAGTCGCAGGTCAGACCAGGTTTTTATGATCCCCACGGCGGTGTCTTTGGCGAATCATTCGAAAAGCGCGTAGGGATCATGAGAGTCCCGCGTAGGGATCATGAGAACGGCGTGTAGGGATCATGAGAAGTCGCAGGTCAGGCTAGGTTCTCATGATCCCTACACGCCGTTCTCGGTAAAGATCTTGCGACTACACCTCGATGTCGTCCTCATCCCCGCCGATGGCCCACTCGCCGTCCCCCGCGCCCGCGAGAGCGGCCTCAGCCCGCCGGATGGACTCGGCGACGCCGTTGTCGTCGTCCGGGTCCTCCTCATCGCCCTGCGCCCACACGGGCGGCACGAACGGCACACCGATGCTCTTGCAGCCTTCGGGCGAGAGCACGAAGCGCGCGGCCGTCGGGGTCGGGCGCAGCAGCCACCCGGCCGCTTCCATCTCCGTGATCACTTTATAGAGCGTGCTCTCGGGCGCGAGCTTGCCCGCCGGGAGCATGCCCGCCTCGGTGAGGGCCGCCGAGTACGCCTTGCGCAGCTCGGTCCTCGTGCCACCAAGCCCGCCGCCGAACGTGGCGGCCAGTACCCGGGCCACGCCGTCGCGCCTCTTGTCGGCCGCGAGCGCCTGCACGTCGAGCGCGGTGTCGACCTGCTTCGCCTGCTCTTCGGGCGTCACGGTCTCGGCGTCGACCAGGGCGACCGTGATCGAATCTCCCGATTCGATCATCTGTAAGCGGCCGGTCTCGCCCCGCTCGGTTTCTTTCTGTCGGGTCACGGTGTACTTGAGTACCCGGTCGCCGTCCGGCTCGACCAAGACCTCGGTGTCGATGCCCGCGTAGGCGGCCGACGAGCCACGCCCGCGGCGCGAGGACACGCCCCGGTTGCTGTCGTGCCCGGTGTGGTGCACGAGCACGACGCAGGCGCCGGTCTCCCGGCGCAGGCGCTCGGCCGCGTTGATCCACTTGCCGGTGTCCGTCGCGGCGTTCTCGTCGAGCCCGAGCGTGACCTTGGCCTGTGTGTCGAGCACCACCAGGGCCGCCCCGAGCTGCTTGCAGGCGGCCACGAAGGCTGGCCACTCGGGGCCGACGGTCTGCACCGGCCGCGTGATCACGTGCAGGTCACGGGTCGGCATGAGGCCGTAATGCCGCTCGAACGCCCGGATGCGCTGAGCGGCACCGCTCTTGCTCTCGGCCATCACGTACACCACCGGGCCGGGCTTGGTCGCGAAGCCGAACCATGGGATGCCCCGGGCGACGCACGAGGCGATCGAGAGCATGAGGAAGGTCTTGTAGGTGCCCCCGGCGCCGATGACGCGCGTCACGGTCTCGCGGTAGAACAGGCCTCGACCCTTGAGGTTCTCGTCGTTCGGGTCGCCGCCGACGAGCCATTCGGGGGGGTCGGTCTCGTCGAGGTCGGCCGCCGTGATGAACTCGCTCATCAGCGCGGCCACGGCCTCGGCATCGGCGACCCGGGCGGCCTCTTCCTCGTCGAGAATGACCTTGGCCTTGCGGCGCAGGCGCTCGGTCGTGAGGATCTGTGCGAGCTGCTCGGCCTCGGCTCTTTCGCGCTTCTCCCGGCGGCGCTGCTCGCGCAGCACGAGCATCGCGTCGATGTCGGCCCGGCCGTTCGGGCCGTGGCGATCAGCCGATGACACGGCCGACGCTGCCCCACTCGAAGCCACATCGTTCGATGATGCGCTCGGCCTCGGCGCGTCCCAATCGTCGACCTCGGTCGGATCGTTCTCGTCGTTCGTCTGCGCCGGGTCCGCCTCGGCCGGGGGCGTCGTCGCCACCGGCGAGGCGGGGGCTTTTCCCGGGCCCGCCATCGGCTCGTCGTCCTCGTCAGGTACGGCAACCCACCACAGCCCGAACTTGACCTGCGCGGGCACGTATGAGGTGACCGTGTGATCGATCGTCCGATTGGCCTGGTGGTAGTCGCCGTTGTCCTTGCCGCCCGAGGCGACCCACGCCTGCCGCTGCGCCTCGACGAGCAGGGCCCGCGCGACGTCGGCCGTCAGGAAGTGGGGCACGAAGTGCCACAGGTGTGAGGTCGCGTCCTTGAGCACGTCGTTGATCCGGCCGCGCCGGGCCTTGCGCAGGTGGGCGAGCCACTGCTCGATCTCGGTGTCGGCGCCCTCACGGGAGAACAACCGGGTAGCGGCGTCCGCGACGTCGATTCCGAGCTCGACGAGCTCGGAATCGAACGGGTCGGCCGTCGCGCGCCCTGCCGTCTGCACCCGCGCCCTCGTGGCCCGGTCAGCGTTTTCGCGGTCACCCCCGGCCGGACCGGTGAGCAGGTCGGCCCACGCCGCCGGAAGCTCGGCGACCATCGCCCGGTCCGGTACGCCGTCGATCGGCTCGACCCGCCACGTACCGTGGGGGCTTCCCGCCTGCACGTACCATCGATAGATCCGGGGCGCACCGTCCTCGTCGAGAGCTTCGGGGTTGATCGAGGGCCACGCGACGACGTAGCGGTAGCTCTGCGAGATCACGTCGATGTCGGCGCCGAACCGCGAGGTGAGCCGCTCTTCGGCCTTCGGGTCGAGCCGCGAGCACCCGTCCGGAAGCCGGAACACCCGGATGCCGGACATGAGGGGGTCGGGCCGCGCCGACGAGATGAGGGTCGGGGGAAGCGGCCCGAGCTCGGCCTCGGCCGCCGCGAGCGAGCTCGCGCCGTTCTTGTCGTCGTAGGTGTCGACGTCGATACCGACGAACGGGTGCAGCAGGTGCAGTGCGACGTTGCCCGTCGCACCCTTGGGGTTGCGCGCCCATTGTCTGATCGTCTGAATCGAGCCGATGAGCTTGCCGTCGGCGCCGGTGTAGCCGGACGGTGGCGCGTACTTGCAGCCCGGGGGGAGTGGGAGGGGCTGCCAGCCTGCGCGGAAGTAGTCGGGGGCGGCGGCGCCGTACACCTCGGCGCGGGTCGTCCCGCGGTCGTCACCGGCCGGTGACATGTCGTCGTTGCTCACGCGGGGTCACCTGCTACCGTGAAGTTGGACATCGGAGCCCTTCGTGCATCATGCGGACTCCCCGGCGTCGGACCCGGGGAGTCTTGCTTTGTCCGCTACTCTCCGCGTTGGATCTCGGCATAGAGCTTGAGCCGGTTCGTCGGGCTCATCCGCGCGAGGATCGGCAGTCCCTCTTGCAGAGCCGCTCGGATCACGTCCGCCTTGCTCGCCCGACCGTGCTCACGGTCCTCATTGAACAAGGCAATGATCGTGTCTTCCTGCCCTTGCGGAATCTGTGCACTGAGCTGCGCGTCGAAGGTCGCCACTCCGCTCCCCCCTCTCCCTCTCGTAGTCGGTTCCTACTAGGTGCTGGTAGCATGGTACCGCACCCGATGGAGCAACCGACAGCGGGGCGGCGTCCGACTACGGCGGTGCCGGTCAGTATCCACCCCGGGACCGCCAGCAGCATCGAGCCTGATCACGTTGCGTGTCCGCATTGTCCGACGAAAAGGATCTTCCGATGTCCGAGCACCTGCCCGACCCGGTTTACTGCGCGAGCTGCAACACCTACACCTGTGAGTCAGCCAACCGCCATGACGCGAAGTCTGAGCCGGTCGAGCGCGTCGACCCCCGCGACTTCCTCGACCCCACGGCCCGCGCCGTGGCCTACCTCGACCTCGACGAGGTGGATAGCGCCCGCGCCGTGCTCTTGCGGGTATCCCTCGCGCGCCTGCGGCGGCTCGGCGAACACTATGATCGGCTGTCGATGATCTGCTTCGAGCTCGCGTCGGCGGCCCACCACGTCGCCGACAACGCCGTCGACCCGTCGGCGTTCCGGCCCGGCCCGGACGACGAGGGCATCGCCGAGCACCCCTCGGGCCCGGCGATGCCCGGCCGGACGCCCGCTCCCGTGGTCGAGTTCGAGGTCGACGACCTCGACGAGCTCGGCGCCGCGGACACGAGCGAGAGGAACCTCGACGGACTGCCCGGCATGTGGGAGGCATCCGACCTGAGCGGCGGCGCCACGGACGTGAGTGAGAGGAACCTGCCGTGAGCATCGCCGAGGTCAACCTGCACGAGTGGCGCCACGTACCCGTCGGGGCCTGCATCCGGCTCAAGTCCGGCATCTGGCACGTGATCGAGCGCGACGTGTCGGCGGCGGACGTGATCACGATGCGGAACATCAAGACCGGACGGGAGTCCACCGGCAGCCCGCCGCCCGGAAACCTCGTCACCGTGCTGCAACCGGGCGACCCGCTCTATGTGGCCCCGGCCGACGAGGCGGCGGCGCAGGTCCGGACCGCCGGGCTCAGCGAGCCCGCGGCGGCCAGCCTGGCGAGTGCCCTCGTGCAGATCCACCTCGGGATGCACGTCGTCGGCGAACGCGACCTCGACCGGCCCGGCGACCCGATGCGCTGCCCGCCCGTCGAAGGGATGGCCCCGGCCCACCTCGCCGCGCACCTGATCCTGTTCCACCGGCTCGACAACGACGACCCGGTCTCGGCCGCCGCCCCCGACGACCCGGCCGTGCTGCTGGCCCTGCACGCCTCCCGGGTGGCCTCGGCCGAGCACGTCCACATCGCTACCCAAGGGGGTTGACTAATACTAGTAGGTCCTGGTAGCGTTTCTTCTATGGACACCGCCTACTCTGCCGAAGAGATCAACAGATACGCCGCGGAATCGTCGTCGGGTTGGCGCACCGACCACCCGATGACTGCCACCGAGTTGATCGCCATCGCGGACGAACGGGGGTGGTGTGAGGAGTTCAACGAGTTGTTCAACCTGCTGACCGGCATCCCCTGCATCGAGCGGGCCGACGGGGACCGCGAGTGGTACCGGGACGGCAAGCTCCACCGCGAGGACGGTCCGGCGGTCGAGCTGGCCGACGGCTCTCGCGAGTGGTACCGGGACGGCAAGCTCCACCGCGAGGACGGTCCGGCGGTCGAGCGGGCCGACGGGGACCGCGAGTGGTACCGGGACGGCAAGCTCCACCGCGAGGACGGTCCGGCGGTCGAGCTGGCCGACGGGGACCGTTGGTGGTACCGGGACGGGAAGCCCCATCGCGAGGACGGTCCGGCGTGACGATCAACGAGGCGGACACCCCCGCGCAGCAGCAATCATCTAGGCACCCGCCGACCCGTCGCCGGACCGTCTTCGGGCGGCCCGCCGAGGACGACTGCGGGTGGCGCACCCGTGGTAGCTGCACCGAGCACGACCCCGAGCTGTGGTTCTCGCCCCTTCCGGCGCAGCGCATCGAGGCGGTCACGATCTGCGAGGGCTGCCCGGTGCGCGGGCAGTGCCTCTCGTGGGCCCGCGAGACCGACCAGCGATTCGGCATCTGGGGCGACTTCGAAGTCGATGCCGCCCCAGATGCCGACAACGGGGTGGTCGACGAGGCGCAGGCGCTCGCCGCCACGGTGGCGCGCCTACCGCTCGTGGACCGGGTGCGTCGCCTGTTCGACGAGTTCCCCGGCTCGGTGATGGCCGAGGTCGCCGATCGACTCGGGTACTCCAGCGCGGGCAGCCTCGAACGGGCGCTGTACCGGCGGGGCGATGACGGCAAGGCGCTGATCCGGGTGCTCAAGCCCGGAAGCAGGTCCCGTGAGCAGGTCAAGGCCGAGAAAGTGACCCTCAAGGGCTTGGCGACAGACCGTGATCACCCATGGATCGTCGAACCGGCCCTGCCCGTCAACGAGGCGGGCACCAACGTGCAATACCGCAAGACCGGCAAGCCGGGCCGCAAGGTTAAGGACCCGACGTCATCCACCGAGTCGAAGGAGAACGCAGCATGAGCAGCGAATCGACGGGCCTCGGCTGGCCCGAGACTGCGGATGAATCGACTACAGATCACCTATGTCCTTACCGGTCGGTTCTTGACGAACTGCGGGCGCAAATCACGGATGAAATCTCCCGCGTCGGTTCCGCCGCCGAGCGAGCCGCAGATAACGGTCGCCAGGCATCGGCGACCGCTCTCGGTGGAGTTGCGGGTGGCCTCCTCCTGGCCCGCCGCCTACTGAATTCGCTACACCCGGACGGCGCGGGGGTTGACTTTCCGGGGGCCTCGAAGAACAGTGAGGTGCAGGAATGAGCGCCCTCGACGTGAGCCGCGACGTCGGGGTAGAGGTGTACGAGTGCGATTTCGAGCCCACGGACCTGCACGACCCGCTCGACTTCGACGACATCGAGGTGGCACCGGCGCGCCCGGCCAAGCCCTATGACCTGCTCGACGAACTCGGCGTTCCGCGTGATCAGTGGGGCCGCCCGCTGCTGCTGCCCGACCCGGCATGGGGCCTCGCCCCGGCCGCCTGGCCCGACGGCAAGGTCGAGAAGCGCCAGTCGGCCGACGGCCGCCGCCACTTCGCCCGGGTGAGTACTGCGTCCGGGTGGAACGACGTCGCCCACGGCCTCTCACTGTGGCGGCAGCGGATGGCGCTGCTCGCGCTCGCCCGGCGCCCCGACTTGCAGGCCGAGCTCTGCGGGCTCGTCTACTCCGACGGCAAGCGCATCGACGCCATCACGGATGAGCTGCTCATCCGGGCGGCCGACGACGGCATCGACATCGACGAGGCGATCAAGGTCAAGCCCGGCGAGACGCACGTGCCGATGGGAGGCACGCTGTCGGCGGCCAGCCGCGGTACCGCGTGGCACGCCTTCACCGTGCCCGGCGCGCCGGTCATCGACCCCACCTTCGGGCCGACCCTCGCGCAGTACGACATCACGGCGAAGGCGTTCGCCGAGGCGCTCGAACGGTGCGGCCTCGAACTGCTCGTGCACGAGCGCTTCGGCGTCGACTACGCCCGGCGGCTCGCGGGCACCGTCGACCACCTCGCCCGCGTGGTCAAGGCGACCAAGTTCTCGGCCGCCGCCGGTCTCGACGTCGGCGCGGTGATCGTGCTCGACAAGAAAACGGGCAAGATGCAGTGGATCACGCACGCGACGCAGCTCGCGATGTACTCGCGCTGCCGCCCGCACGACTGGCGCACCGGCGAAACGCAGGACTGGCACGCCGACCTCGTGCCGGACGTCGGCGGCCTCGCTGCCGCCTCGATCGAGACGGGCAAGGTCAAGATCTACCCGGTGAAGACGCCCGCCTACCTCGCCGACTCGGCGGTCGAGCGGTACCGGCTCAGCCTGAGCGACCACGTGAACAGCCTCGTCGGAAAGGGGTTCTGATGCGCGTCCTTGATCTCTTCTGCGGGGCCGGGGGCGCCGCACGCGGATACGCCGACGCTGGGTTCGAAGTGGAGGGATGGGACATCGATCCGCAACCCCGCTACCCCTTCGCGTTCCATCGAGGCGATGTCCTCGACGTGCTGCGCGATATCGACTACGTTCGTTCGTTCGACTTCGTGCACGCCTCACCGCCGTGCAAGGTGCACACCGTAGCGCGGCACGTCATCCGGCCCGGGGCGAATCGCAAGCACGCCGTTGATCTGATCCCACAGACACGCGATGCCCTGCTCGTGGCTGAGGTGCCGTTCGTGATCGAGAACACCCCGGGAGCGCTTCTCGTCGACCCCGTGATTCTGTGCGGATCGATGTTCGGTCTCGGTGTCCGCAGGCATCGCCTCTTTGAGGCGCATGCTATTGAGCTGCCACAGCCGGAGTGCCAGCACGCGAAACAGGATGCGGCCGGGAAGATCTATCCGGTGCGTCGGTACCACAGCGGGGAGCCGGTCATCACGATGTCGTCGGTCGTTGGCGTGTTCGGTCATGGGCAGGGGCTCGGTCCTGGCGAGGTCGATCTCTGGCGCCAAGCAATGGGGATCGAGTGGATGACTCGCGACGAGCTCGCTCAAGCGATCCCGCCCGCCTACACGCGGTGGATCGCCGACCACGTGAACAGCCTCGTCGGAAAGGGGTTCTGATGACCGACTGCGCACAGCCGCGGTTCGCGCAGGCCGAGAAGAGCGTCGTCGTCCTGCGGTCCGACATGCGGGTCGAGCTCATCGACTCGATGGGCAACGACGCCTCGGTCGTCCGGGCCGCGAGGGTCTCGACCGCCGGTCAGTCGGCCGCCCGCTACGTCGAGCACGAGCGCGACACCGGGCTCGTGCACTACCTCATGCGCAACCGGCACGGCTCGCCGTTCGAGCACGCGGTGTTCACGTTCTACGTCGAGGCGCCGATCTTCGTCTGGCGCGAGATCATGCGGCACCGCATCGCCTCGTACAACGAGGAATCGGCGCGCTACCGCAAGCTCGAACCGGTGTTCTACGTGCCGGACAGCTTCCGGAACGTCCGGCAGGGCGGCACGTCGGCCCACCCGCGGCTGACGGCCGGTACGGCGGCTCAGCACGAGGCGGTCGAGGATGAGCTCATCCGGTCCTCGACGGCGGCCTACAGCGCCTACGAGCGGCTGCTCGCGGCCGACATCGCCCGCGAGGTGGCCCGGATGGTGCTGCCCGTCAACATCTACAGCTCGGCCTACGTGACCATGAACGCCCGCGCGCTGATGAACTTCCTCTCGCTGCGGGTCGAGGATGAGGGCGCGACCTTCCCCTCGCACCCGATGCGCGAGATCGAGCTCGTCGCCCGGAAGTTCGAGGCGATCTTCGCCGAGGTCATGCCCACGACGCACGCGGCGTTCCTCGGCAACGGCCGCGTCGCGCCGTAGTCGGCGGTACGCTCGGGCACCCGGGACGGCCTACCGGCTTGCACCACCCGGTTAAGCATGGTAGGTTCTAACCACACCAAGTAGGAACCGGCCCGGTTCACGGGCCGTGGGGGGAGCACCCGCCCCGGAAAGGCGACGCTCCCGTCGAGTACGGATCATCAGGCCCCACGGCCCGCAATTCGGGCCGGTTCCGAGTGACAGCAAGATCCCAACCCAACCGAGCTCAGCTCAACCCGATCCGAAGGGGATCACGCGCATGGCGAAGAACGTTTCGATCGCGGTCAATACCGGTGACGAGAGTTTCGACGACAGCTTCGAGGACGACATCGCTCTCGCGACCGGCAGTTCGTTCCCGCGGATGGAGGACATCGAGGGCTGCCTGCTCCTGATGCGCCCCTACGAGCAGGGCACCCGCCAGTCGAAGAACGGTGACGGCAAGGAGTACCCCTGGGTCGAGTGCGACGTCGTGGTGCTCCAGGCGCCCGGCGGCGAGGGCGACCTGCCGACCGACTTCTTCGAGGGCGAGGACCTGCCGTTCGAGCTGGAGGGCTTCCAGTTCACCGGGCAGCAGGTGACCTCGTTCCTGATCCAGAAGATGAAGCGGGGCAAGCGCGGCCTCGGCGTCCTGGTCAAGGGCGTGCCGAGCCAGCGCGGGCGCAACGCCCCGTGGGTGCTGGAGGCTCCCACGGCCGAGCAGGTCAAGCTCGCGAAGGACTACGCCCGCGCGGCGGCGGCCAAGGCGGCGGCGAGCAATCCTTGGGAGTGACGCCCCGCCAGTAGTGACCAACGGCCGGGCGCTTCGGGCGAGTCCGAAGCGCCCGGCCGTTCCCTTGCCCCACCTCATCCCGAACCGAGAACAGATAACCGGAGTGATCAAGTCATGGCGATGAAGAGCGAAACCGTGGTCGAGAAGGTCGAGCGGCTGCTCGGCCTGTACGGCGCCACGGCGAAGGCCGTCGCGAAGCACGCCGCCCGGTACAAGGCGGCCAGGGGCAAGCTCGACGACATCGCGGGTGATCTGGAGATGTACGCGCAGCACCGCGCGGTCAACGACGACCTGCGCGAGAAGGTCTCGAAGGCGCTCGCCGCCGAGTTGCCGGACGTCGAGGACGACGGCGCCGACGCCTGACGTCGGCCACCATCGAGCGGCCCTCGCCCTGCCCTGGGGCCATCGGGCAGAGTGGGGGCCGCTCCCGTTCCACCGGGAGAGGGCATGACCACGAAGGGCAAGGACGGACCACCGCGGATCACCAACGCCAGGAAATGTCGCGCCCGCATCGTCATCAACAAGGAAGACGTCGGGCCCTGCACCGAGCCGACGATCGACCCGCGGTCACCCTATTGCACATGGCACCGGCTCGACCGCACCACCTACCCCGGGCAGGGCCGCGCCGCCGAGCTGCGCCTCGCCGCCGCCCCCGTTCCGCACCGGCAGCGAGTGCCGCCGACCGAGTGGCCTCCCGGCTACCGGTGGTGCTCGGGGTGTCAGTCGTTCGTGCCGGTGTGGTACTGCCAGGGGACCAAGTGCAAGGCGTGCAAGCGGGCCGACGCGCAGGCGGCCCGGCGCCGCGATGTCTACGGCCTCGCCGACGCCGCGTGGCAAGCGATCATGGAGTTGCAGGGCGGTCGGTGTGCGATCTGCCGGAACCGTTCGCGCGACCGGGCGCCCGCGGTCGAGCACGACCACGGCACCGGTAAGGTCCGCGGGGGCTGCTGCAAGGGCTGCAACCATGACCTGCTCGGTGGCGCGCACGACTCGCCCCGGATGCTCGCGGCGGCCCTACTGTACCTGCTGGCCCCGCCGACATCCGGCCGGTGGGTCCGGCCCGAGGAAGGCGCCGACGCCGTGCTGCGAGCCGTCGGCGAGGTGATCGAGGCGCTCAATGCGGAGGGACGGGCGCGCAGGCTGGCCGACGAGGCGCTCGCGCTGCTCGACCGGTCCTCGCTCGATGATGAGGATGAAGGGACTGATCTGTGATGTCGCGGCCACGCCTGCTTAATCTCTGCTGCTGTGGTGGTGGATCATGCGCCGGATACGAACGCGCCGGATTCGAGGTATGGGGGGTCGACATCGACCCACAGCCAAGTTATCTGAATCCGGAAAGGTTCATTCGGGCCGATGCCCTCGAAATCATCGCCGATACGTCATTCATGAAAAGTTTCTCGGCCGTTCACGCCTCGCCACCATGCCAGTCGTACTCTCCCCTTAACGCCTACAACAAGAAGTCATATTCACGGCTCATCGAGCCGATCAGGGAAGCCATTCTCCGACATGATATGCCAGGTGTGATAGAGAATGTACCAGGCGCCCCTCTCCGGTCTCCGATAACACTGTGTGGGTACATGTTCGATGGGCTGATGGTGGAACGGCATCGTCTGTTCGAAACGATCGGCTTCGACGTCGAGCAGCCGCCTCATCCCGTTCACTCACTACGGTGTACGCGGAACGGGTATCTTCCGACCGATGACGCCCCGCTCATGTCGATCCACGGCGGGAAGCATTCGAAAGCATGGCAGAGAAGGGCATGTGAGGTCATGGGCGTTCCCTGGCTCGCCGTCCCGGAGGCATCTTCGACGGAGCGGACCAGGCGGGGGATTCGCGAGGTCTGCGAGGCTATTCCTCCGGTCTACGCCGAGTTCATCGGAAAACACTTGATGCGTCAGGTCACTAACGAGGCGACATCGTGACCGGCTCGGGCTTCGTGCATCTGCACAACCACACCGAATACTCGATGCTCGACGGCGCCGCCCGGATCGGCGACCTGATGACCGCCTCGGCGCGGATGGGCATGGACGCGCTCGCCATCACGGACCACGGCACGCTGTTCGGGGCCTACGAGTTCTGGAAGAAAGCCACGACGAGCGGCATCAAGCCGATCATCGGCGTCGAGGCGTACCTCACCCCGGGCACGAGCCGGTTCGACAAGACGCGCGTGAGGTGGGGCACCGGCGGCCGGGCCGACGTCTCGGGCGGCGGCGCCTACACCCACTTCACGATGTGGGCCGAGAACACCGCGGGGATGCACAACCTCTTCCGGATGAGCTCGATCGCCAGCATTGAGGGCTACTACTTCAAGCCGCGCATCGACCGCGAGCTGCTCGCCATGTACGGCAAGGGCATCATCGCGACCACCGGGTGCCCCTCGGGTGAGGTGCAGACGCTCTTGCGGCTCGGGCAGTACGAGCGCGCGGTCGCCTCGGCCGCCGAGCTGCGTGACATCTTCGGGCCAGGCAACTACTTCTGTGAGCTCATGGATCACGGCCTTGGCATCGAGCGCGAGGTACGCGCCGACCTGCTGCGGCTGGCCCGCGCCCTCGACCTGCCGCTCGTGGCGACCAACGACCTGCACTACGTCGAGCCGGGCGACGCCGCGCCGCACGCGGCCCTGCTGTGCGTGCAGTCCGGCTCGACCCTGGACGACCCGCGGCGCTTCAAGTTCGACGCCGACGAGTTCTACCTCAAGAGCCCGGCGCAGATGCGCGACTACTGGCGCGACGTCCCGCAGGCGTGCGACAACACGCTGCTCATCGCCGAGCGGTGCGACGCGCAGTTCACCGAGGGCGCGGGCCTCATGCCCCGGTTCCCCGTGCCGGACGGCGAGAGCGAGGAATCGTGGTTTCTGCGTGAGGTCGAACTCGGCCTTGCCCGGCGCTTCCCCGGCGGCCTCCCGGCCGACGTCCGCGAGCGCGCCGACTACGAGACGTCGATCATCTGCAAGATGGGCTTCCCCGGCTACTTCCTGGTGACCGCCGACCTGATCGGGTGGGCCAAGGCACGGGGCATCCGGGTCGGCCCCGGCCGCGGGTCGGTCGCCGGTTCCCTGGTCGCCTATGCGATGGGAATCACCGAGCTCGACCCGCTGCGGCACGGCCTGCTCTTCGAGCGGTTCCTCAACCCGGACCGTATCTCGATGCCCGACATCGACATCGACTTCGACGAGAGCCGCCGCAACGAGGTGATCAAGTACGTGACCGATCGCTACGGCGACGAGCGGGTTGCGCAGATCGTCACCTACGGCACCATCAAGGCCAAGCAGGCGCTCAAGGACGCCGCCCGGGTACTCGGCCACCCGTTCGCCGTCGGCGACCGCCTCACGTCCGCGCTGCCCGCGCCGGTGATGGGCAAGGACATCCCACTCACGGGCGCGTTCGACCCGCGGCACGAGCGGTACGGCGAGGCTGAGAAGTTCCGCGAGATCTACGAGACCGACGACGAGGCGCGCGAGGTGGTCGACCTCGCCCGCGGGCTCGAAGGGCTCAAGCGGCAATGGGGCGTGCACGCCGCGGGTGTGATCATGTCGCGCGAACCGCTCATCGACCACATTCCGATCATGCGGCGTGACGTGGACGGCGCCACGATCACGCAGTTCGACTACCCGGCGTGCGAGACCCTCGGTCTGCTCAAGATGGACTTCCTTGGGCTGCGCAACCTGACGATCATCGACGACGCGCTGCGCGCCATCGTCCGCAACGGCAAGGCGCCGGTCGACCTCGACTCGATCTCGCACGACCTCGACGACCCGGCAACCTTCGAGCTGCTCGCGCGGGGCGACACGCTCGGGGTCTTTCAGCTCGACGGCGGCCCGATGCGTGGCCTGCTGCGGACGATGCGGCCCGAGCACTTCGAGCACATCTCGGCCGTGCTCGCGCTGTACCGTCCGGGCCCGATGAGCGCGGGCTCGCACACCAACTACGCCTTGCGCAAGAACGGGTTGCAGCCGATCGAGCCGATTCACCCCGAGCTCGCCGAACCGCTCGACGACATCCTGAGCACCACCTACGGACTGATCGTCTACCAGGAGCAGGTGATGGCGATTGCCCAGCGGGTGGCCGGTTACAGCCTCGCCCGTGCCGACCTGCTGCGCAAGGCGATGGGCAAGAAGAAGCGGGAGATCATCGACCACGAGTTCGGGCCGTTCCGGGACGGCATGCGCGCGAACGGCTACAGCGACAACGCGATTGACACGTTGTGGCAGATCCTCGTGCCCTTCTCCGATTATGCCTTCAACAAGGCCCACACCGCCGGTTACGGCCTCATCTCCTATTGGACCGCCTACCTCAAGGCCAACTACAAGACTGAGTACATGGCCTCGGTGCTCACGAGCGTGAATGGCGAGAAGGACAAGACGGCGGTCTACCTGAGCGAGTGCCGCCGGATGGGCATCAAGGTCTTGCCGCCCGACGTCAATCTCTCCGATCCCGAGTTCACAGCGTCCGGCGACGAGATCAGGTTCGGGCTGTCGTCCGTGCGCAACGTCGGCGAGACCGCAGTCGCGGCCATCATCGCCACCCGCGAGGACGGGGGCCGGTTCGCCTCGTTCGGCGACTTCCTGCGCCGGGCACCCAGTGCCGTCCGGAACCGGAAGGTCGTCGACTCGCTGATCAAGGGCGGGGCGTTCGACTCGCTCGGGCACACCCGCCGCGGGCTGGCCGAGGCCGCAGACGAAGCGCTCGCGCTGTCCGCGGGCAGCCGTGGGGCACCGGGGCAGCTCTCGCTCTTCGAGGCCCTCAATGGCGAGCAGGACGCCGCAGGCGAGCGCGAGGCGGTCGTGCCCGAGGGCGAGTGGGGCAAGCACGAGATGCTCACCTTCGAGCGCGAGATGCTCGGGCTCTACGTCTCCGACCACCCGCTGTCGGGGTGCGAGGGGACGCTCGCCCGGATCGCCGATTGCACGGTCGCCTCGATCCATGGGCCCGACGGCCGGGCGGACGGAGCCGAGGTCACCCTCGCGGGCATCATCTCGGTGCTTGACCGCAAGGTCACCAAGAGGGGTAAGCCGTGGGCCACGGCCACGGTCGAGGACACCACGGGCGGTATCGAGGTGCTGTTCTTCCCCTCGACCTACGAGCTCGTCACGGACCTGCTCGGCAAGGACCGGGCGGTAGCCGTCCGGGGCCGGATCAACCGGCGCGACGAGACCCCGGTCTTGTTCGCCTCGGACGTGACGTCGATCGACCTCGACGAGCCGGGCGGCGCCGTCCGGCTGTTCGTCGAGAGCTCGCGCTGCACGCCCCCGGTGGTCGCCCGGCTGGCCGAGATCCTCGCCCGCCATCCGGGTGATGCGCCGGTGCTGCTCGCCGTCCGCACCGGCACCTCGTCACGGACCCTGGCGCGGCTGGCCGTCTGCGCCCCGTCACCGGACCTGTTCGCCCGGGTGCGGGCCCTGCTCGGCCCGACGTCCTGCTGACGCACGAGAGCCCCGGTCGGTGCGGTCTCCCTCGCGGGTGACGGGCCGACCGGGGCTCTCATGCGTACGGTACCGGGTCAGGCGGCCCGGGGCAGCGATTCCTCGGACTGGCGAGGCAGGATGCGGCGCAGGCCGACCGACTCGGCGGGCAGGACTTCGAGCAGCCACATGACCAGCGCGGTACCGGCGGCCCCGGTCGCTGCGAGGCCGATCGCCCGCCAGTCGGCCGCGAGCGCCCCGGCGAGGTCGGTCGGCCACAGCGCCAGCACGGCGCCGACGGCCGCCGGGCCCACCCGGTCGAGCAGGCGCAGCAGCAGCCCGGCGTCGGGCCCGGCGCGCCAGTTGAGCGCGCTCTTGCCGAGCGAGGCGACGAACGCGAGGGCTGCCGCGACCGAGACCGCGAGCGCGTCGGCGCTCGTGATGGTGCCAGCGGACACGAGGGCCAGCAGGGGCACGAGCACCTGCACGGCATTGCGCGTGGCCTTGCCGAGGGCGTCGGCGAGGGTAGTGTTCACGATCATTCCTTCGGTAGAGCGTCAATGATCGACTTGGGTCGTACGGTAGTTCGCCGGGTGGTGTAACGGTGCCAGGCGCCGAGCCGTCGCATCACGATCATGCCGCCCCACCGGCCCGGCAGGGTGAGGGCGGTCACCTACGTGGTTCTCTCGGTCAGGCCTTGAGCGCGTTCATGAAGTCGACCCACGCCTGCGTGGAGTTCCGTGAGAACTCCCACAGGAAGAACTTGCGGCACTCGTAGGTGTCGTGGGCGTACTGCGCCCACCGCTTGCACTCGGCCAGCGACCATACCGACGAGTCGCCGGTCATCATGCCGAGACCGAGTTGCCCGGAGCTCAGCTTGCCGTCCCGCAAAAACCCCTTGAAGACCGTATCGACCTCGACTCGTCCCCATCCGGTGTAGTAGCACTGGAAGGCGAGCTCATCAACCACGTCAGGCGCATTGATGAGGGCGTCGCGATAGAGCCACTTCGTCGTGCCGTCCGGAGACCACGAGACGTAGAAGCCATCGCCCCGGGCGTTCTTGAGCGTGCGGCTCTGTCTGATGGCCTTGTTGATCTGGAAGCCGTGCCGCTCGTCGTCCCAGTTGATGCCGCCGATCGGCACCTGTAGCCGGTCTTCGGCCGCTGCGACAACGCCTGCCACGTCGTTGACGATCGAGTCAGTGGTGTAGCCGCCGCCTCCGAACGAGAGCGAGACGCGCTTGCCGAGCGACACAAGGTGCTGCAACTCGCTCTGCAAGGTGGCGAGGCCGAAAGGCCCGTTGCCGACGATCGGGTTGCCCCGGTCGTTCGAGAACGCGAGGCGCACCTCGTCGAAGTCGATCGCGGGCTTGGTGTTGACGTGCACGGCCGGGGAGTCGCCCCAGATCATGTACCACGTCGAGGTGTTGCCCGGCCCGCTGGATGGCGGAGGCGGGGGCGGCTCGCTCCTGGTCGAGAACTCGACCACCTCGCCGATCGTGGCGCCGCGCAGGAAGTCGGCTGCCTGGTCGTGGCCGGACAGCACCGCGCCGTCGGCGGGGATCGCCGTCCCGGTAGTGCTACCGGTGGCGAGCCGGTCGTTCACGGCCAGCACCGCGCGGTCGGCGTCGATCTGCACTTCGACGCCGTAGTGGTTGGTCACGGTCGCCGGGCCGCTCGCCGCGGTGTAGGCGACGAGCTGATTCGTCCCCCGGAAGCCCGGGTAGATCCCCGTCTCGGGCGGCAGGGGCGCCGTCGGGTCGATGCCCGCGAGCGGGTAGTCGTCGCCGCCGAGGGTGACCGTGGTCGTGTCGGCGGGCACCACGTCGTCACCCGGGGGCGGCGGGGGCGGCGGCCCTTCGGTGTACTCGGTGATGTTGCCACCGGACAGTTGCAGGGTGACGTCGGCGCCGTCGTCCACGCGAACGGCAGGCCACCGGTAGCCGCTCATGGCCGGGTGATCCTTTCGATGTAGACCGGGTGCAGCATGCCGTCGGGCACCTCGTCGTCGAGGTGCACCGGTGTGCCAAAGAAGGCGTTGCGGGGCGGGACGCCGAAGCCGCCAGGAGCGGCCGTCGTTGCTCGCGTGCGTAACTGTTCGAGGGTCGTGCGGTTGACGGCCCACCCCCGGGTGCGCAGGGCCGCGAAATCGGCTTCTACGCCCTGCGCGTCCGGGGCACCGTGCGCGTGGAAGCCTGCCTCGTCGTCGAGGGCCACGTCGGCGCCCGCGGGCACCATCCGCAGGCCGAGCTCGGCGAGGGTGCTCACGGGGTGCCGCCAGTGCCTTCGGTGAGCACCTCGCGCACGGCGTCCTTGATCGCCTCGGGCGCGAGGGTGAGCGTCACGTTGAGCTGCCCACCGCCGAGCTTGGCGACCACGGCGTCGGCCACGGCCTCGACGAGCGGGCCCCCGGTAAGGGCGGCCACGGCGGCGGCGTTGGCCTCAGCGGCGCTCTCGGGGTGCGAGGCGGCCCACAGCCGCCAGTCGGCGTACTCGCTCTCCCCGTCCTGCCGGGAGCCGCCCCACCCGACCCGCCATACCGCATTGGTCACAGCGGCCCGGAACACCGGGCTCGCCGCGAGAGCTGCGATGTCCTCGTTGGTCAGTGTGCGTGCCATCGTGCTTCCCCTCGCGAGAGCGATGATCCGGGCGGCGTCGAGTGCCCCCGGGTCTCCATGATCATTCTCGGGTACGTGCTGATGCCCGAGGACGCCCCGGAAGGCGTCCCAGGTGGCGCCGGACATCCGGGCCCTGGTCTGGCCGTAGCTCGCCGGGTACGGCAGCCATAGCGGCGCGGCATTGAGCGCGAGCGCCCACTCGGCGTGCAGCCATTCCACGAGCTCGGCGACGCCAGCGAGCGCCCAATCGGGCGCGTTGGGCCAGTAAAGGCCGGGGCCGCCCTTCTCGCAGGTGCCGACGAGCTCGACCTGCACCACGTGGTCGGTGTTCGTCGGCACCCCACCGGCAAGATTCCTGAGTGCACGGCTCGACATGTTGATCGGGAAGTGGTGCCGCCAGATGAGCCGCTGGCCCGCGACGTCCGGAAGGGCGGTCAGGTTCGGCGCGACGGCGCCGCCCGAGTAGCCCGGCCAGCCCGAGCCCTCGGTCGTGTGCAGGCAGAGCTTCTCGATCAAGTCGAAGGTCGTCCCGGGATACTCCGAGGCGTACCACTGCGCGGTGCGATTGGCGGGAGGGAACAGCGTCGCTCTCGTCATGTCACGCCCTCCGGTGGCCTGCGGATCACGATACCGACCGGAGTGTCGCACCTCCGGATCGTTCCTGCAGGCCACTGGATCAGCCCGCAGAGATCCCCCACGGATCAGTGTCGGTCTGCGAGAATTGGTCTGTTTGGCGATGTTCGACGAGGTGACGTCCGAGAGAGTCCGTCAAGGCGGCCAGTTGCTGCTCATGGCGCTTCGACCGCTTGGTGAGCTCGGCGAAAGACTGCACCATCGAGTCAGCAAAACCGTTCGAGATCGGTTCCGTGTTCGCCTTGGCCGCCGTGGCCTCGTCGCGGGCGGCCTCGGCGGCGTCCGCACTGCGCTTGACCTGTCCTCGCTGACTCGTGATCAAGGCGACGGCGACGGCGCTCGTCACGGCGCCGACAGTGCCGACGATTGCCGAGATCGCCTGCCACGCTTCCGGCGTCATCCGATCCGTATCCTCTCGCCCGCGCCCCGGCCGGATAGTAACGACTACCGTGCCAATAGTAGTTGCTTCATGTAAGCGGCCGATCGGGCGACATGCCGCTACAGCGAGTAATATAGCGGAATAATCCGAATTGTGGCATAGTTGCATACTTGTGTTCCGCTCGCGCTGTCACGAAGTGCCTGCATCGTGAATGTCGCGGCGGTTGCGGACGCCGGGAGGGAATATGTTGCCCCGCCCATGCACTGCTGCGGATTCGCGTCGTTCCCGGCGAGCGGGACCTCCCCCCATCCGAGAGGACCACCCGCGCCGATTCCCGCCGCGATGGTCGTCGAACCAGATACCCGCGGGCAGCATCGTACCGAGTTGGCAGTAGCACTCATCCATGCCCCGAACTTGACAAGACAGATAAGGCTTGCGGTCGGATGTGGATTGGTAATAACGGCCACGCACGAGGTTGTCGGTAAATCCGTGAATGTTGTCGCAGTGATGGTGTTCGTTCCGTTGCCGAAGGCGGTCACGATGTCGGGCAACTGGAAGTCGTCGGCGAGCACCTTCGAGCCTGCAAGGCGGGTCATCGGCTCAACTCCTACCCTGGTCATAGAGGTAGCGAAGGGGTACGACGCGCACGACCGGGTAGTTGCACTCGACGGTTCCCGAACCGTTACGCATCGCATAGAACGCAAAAGTGGCCGCCGTGGCGCTTACCGGGAGTTCGTATGTGCACGCGGCCCGATGCTGTTGGTATCCGGTCGCGGTCGCGTAGAGCACCTCACCCCATCCGATCGGTCCACCGCCACCAACGCCCGCGCTCACAACGAGGGAGCCGCTCACATTGAGACACACCCGGACATCCCCGGTCGCTCCGTTGCCGATGAGCCACGCCCCGTATTCGGCCAGCACGAGCAGGCGGGCAAACGGGTGCGGGTTGGTCATGGTTGTGCTGCACGTGGTCGTTGGCAGCACCGAGAAACCGCTTGCGGTGACCGCGTTCGTCCCGTTGCCATAGGCGCTGGCAATGCCCGGGAGTTTCCAGTCGGTACCGTCGACCACGGCACCGGCCCGAATTCCTCGGTTGCTCACGGTGTGCCCCTCCCTTACAGTCCAACATGCCTGAGTGGGATCAGGCGTAGCGTTGCGTAGCGAACGTCGACCGTGGCCGCCCCGTCCGACCTCATCGCGTAGAACTGGAAGACGTAGGGTACTGGGCTCGGTTCGAGCTCGCACGTGAACGTGGCGAATTCGTGGGTTAGGACGGTCAAGGCCGAAGCGGGAATCTCGCCATAGCCCGCCGAGCCGCCAAGGGCAACACCTGTGCCGATATACTCCTGTTCGCTACGCTTGATCCGGATCGAGCACCGCCAGTCTCCCACGGACGCGGAGCCCCACGCGCCGAAGTTGACGAGTACGAGCATCGACGCTTTCGGATGTGGATTGATGATTGTCGCCTCGCAGGGGAACGAGGGCAGTGCGGCGAAATTCGTTGCCGTGATGGTGTTCGTACCATTGCCGTACTCGGCCACCACGTCGGGCAGTGAGTAGTCCATCGCCCGGAACAGGCGGCCCTCGTCGACATCGACGTGCAAGCCGGTGCCATAACTTGCCCCGAGGGCGTAATAACTCGGTTCGAACAGTCGGACGTTGGCGCCGGTGGTATGGCTCGCAACAATGCCGTTCACGCTACGGGTGACCGTGAATGTCTGTGTCCCGCCCGAGCCGCTCACCCCCGTGACAGTCATCCGCTCGCCGTTGATCATGATGTCGTAGTCGCCATCGGCGTGTGTCCAATCGGGCCCCGCCGAGTAGATGATGTTGATGCCGGTCTCGGTGGTGTCGAGTGCCTCATTGGTGACCGTGTTCTCGTTGCTGTAGCGCGCGAGGTGGTCCGGGTGGCCCTCGTACACAGCAGCCCGGTACGGGGCCGCAGGGGCACAGTTGAAGGCGATCGTGTGCTCGAACTGTGCGATCGTCTCGTGGTAGCCCTGTACGATCTGCCCGATTGCCTCGGGTGGTAGCCACACGGGCGGGTCCGTGATCTCGATGCGGTCGCCGACGTCGAGCGAGAGGATCTGTCGCGTGAGCGCCTGGTCGGTAGCGAAGTCCGGGTGCGCGAGGTTGATCTCGACCGTTGGGTAGCGGGCCTCGTCGACCGTTCCGAGTCGGACACGCCAGCAAGCTTGATGCACGGCCTGCTCGTCGCTGTAGAGCGAGATCGTGGCCGACTCGTCATAGATTCCCACGCCGTCGGGTGGGTCGTTCGTTGACAGCACGCTGTCGGTGTCCTCGATCGTGGCGGACTGTCCCGAGTCGCGCTGTACGGTCACCTTGTTCCGGGTGCGCTGGTCGTCCTCGACCGGCTCGAAGCTCTGTAGGTTGTTGTCGCTGTAGGCGATCGAGGCGCGGGCGGGTTGGTTGTAGACCGATTCGCGCGTGCGATAGTAGAGCGCATCGGCGTCGCGCTGTTCGATGAGGAAGCCCCCGTCGGCAGCGGCCGATTCGCGCAGTAATGTCACGAGGTCACCACGCCCCTGGTAGCCGAGGAACTCGGCGTCCTCGCCGCCGCCGCGCAGGTTGATCGGTATGTCGTTCTCGTCGCAGAGCCGCTCGATCCGGTAGTGCGCCGCCTCGCCCCGGTAGGCCCGTTCGAGGGCGTGCGCCGAGTCGAACACGCTCGTGATGTTCTTCTCGACAGTTACGTGTCCGATGGCGAAGTCGCCAAGGTCGGCGCCGTTCGGGTTGATCAGTAGCGAAGTGCACGAGCCAAGGGTGATCGAAGCGTTCGTTTCGCTGTACGTGAGACCACTGTCTTCGCCAATAGGCAGGGCAACGATTTTAAGATCAACTCCCGTGCCATTTTTATTGAATTCCAATGAGATCCTGGCATCTTGACCATTGACTTGATCGGTGATGTCGAAGCTCGCGGTCGTGAGCGACAGAATCCCGAGATTGGTGTAGGTCTCGAAGAGAACGATATCGCCGGTCTGGTAGATCCAATCAATCCACCCGAGTGAGCTGTTCGTCTTGATGCGCATCAAGACCGTATTGTTCGGGATGGTGTTCGGCGGCACGTGCATGACGAACCGCACTTGAAACTCGTCGGTATTGGTGTAGTGGGGCACCTGCAAGTAGAGCCGCCCCGTGCCGACACTCGGTACATCGTCCGAGGCGATGAAGTTTGAATAAGACGAGAGCGTCGGCCTGCCGATGATGCGGCCGTTCGAGACCCCGGTGATGCCGGGCGCGAGCGACGTCGCGTCGAGCCCGTCTTCGAGCGGCCAGTAAGCTACGAGATCGGACCCAATTGCCGGGATACCTCGGCGCATGGCGCTCTTGAGTGGTGTCGACCCCTGTCCGAGGCGGCGCGTCATGCCATTGCACGTGATCTGCGTGTAGACGTCGTTACCGGACCGATCCCACTTGACCGGCCACGCCGAGGCGTCGCCCCAGAATCGATAGTGCTTGTTGTCGAGAAACAATCCGGTTCCGGCTCGGGTCCAGGTATTACCAGTACCATCATTGAACGATGTAGTTCCGCTAGCCTGTGCGGTAAATATAGGGTTTGCTGCTACCGATCCGGCGATTCCATTGCGAATTTCGATCGCGTTAATTTCGGTGCCATTCATGTGAGTAACTGTTCCGAGCGACTCTGTCGAGTTAAAAATTGAAGTCGTTCCGGCACTGGTTATGGTTGAAAACAGAATCCATGTCCCGGACATGGTGTCATCACTGGAATGATAAAAGGATGCCGTTTTCCCGCCGGAACCATTATTGACATCAAGTGTCACGCGGACGGCTTTACGCCCCGTGGTTGCCCCTGGAACCGGCTGGTCACTCGTAATCTTTGACGCAGTCGACCCGCCGCCGGAAGTCCATTCAAATGTAAGTTCGCCGGTCGGTTCAAGTGCAAGCCGATAAGAAACATTGACAGTGCCCTTATATATTCCAAGATACGCCGTTGTGGCAACGCTCGAACTGTCACTACTTGGCCTCCATGTCGGCAGCGTGATATCTGAACGCAAATCGATATCTCCTGTAATGGAGATTCCAGCGGTGTCAGGCATGTAGAATTGATTCGATCCGGACCCGCTCTCGAATCTCAGGCGCGGCTCTCCGTTCGCGACCCAGTACCGAATCTTGGTGTTCCGGCCGATCTGTCCGAAGTAGATCCCGGCCGGGTTGCGTGGACTGTAGTTGCCGCTGCGGTTGTCGAGCGTGAGTTGCATCTCGGCGGGATCGATCGCCTGGCCCTCGTCGGACCGGCCACGGGTGATCGTGATCTGATCGCGGCTGTAGACGTCCGGGGCAATGCCGGTCCATGCGCCATTGACGTAGATCTCGACGCCCATCGAGAGCGCGGTCTGCGGGAAAGCCATTAGCGCGCACCGCCTTTTCCGAGTACGAGTTGTACGTTACCCCCGCGCGTCCGGATTGAGCGGCGCAGGATCTCGATAATGAAATCGTCAACCTTGGAACCGGATGTTTGTAGATAGAGGGTCGCCTCGGCCTTGACGATATCCGGACGGTATCGCGACTCGGCCGCCTGTGTGCCGAGAGATGTGCCCGCCTTCGCGAGTTCGCGTTGTAGGTCGACCACCTGGCGGATACCACTCGTTCCGGAGGAGAGGATGGAGCGCGCCGACGCAAGCCCGAGGTCTGAACCCTGTGCCACGAGCTGCGAAATCGAGGTCGAGTCGAGTCCGGCCGTGCGCAGCTTTGCGAGTACGGAAGCGAATTGCTTGGTCGAAGTGACCTGGCTCGATAGATTGCCGACGATCTGCTGAAAAGTCTGATTGCCGCCGATGGCGCCGGATGAGATGACGCTGTCCCGTACGGAGTTGACGAGATCGACGTAGTTCTTCCGGGCCTCGGTAACCACCTGCCGCAGAGGTGCCAGTACCGCCTCACGCTTCTTGGCGATGTCGAGAAATCGTTCCCTGAAGGCCGTGACGATGCCCTGCGCGCCACGGTCGCCGGATTTCTTCATGGCGGCCATGAGCTTGTCCATCGCGGCGGTGACGTCCCGAGTTGATCCGGCGATGGCCCCGGCCAATCCGGATCGCAAACCGGAGAGCATCTTGCGCCGGGTCTGCGGGGCACTGTGCACCATACTGCCCGGTGCGAGATTGACCAGCTCGGGACCATGCTCGCCGACGAGCACTGCGCCGCCGCGGGCTCCACCGGTCGCGGCTCGCGCGAATCCGCCGACGACACCACCGGTGGCTTTCTTTAGTACCCCGAGTCCGGCGCCAGCTCCATAGGCGCGGAAGATGTCACCCGACCCGGGTGTGAACCGGGCACCAAAGGTGACGGTCACGGTCTTGCTCTGGAGACTGCCGAGCCGGTCCCGCAGTCCCTCGACTTTGGTCGCCGCCGCTTGCGAGTCCTTGCCGATCTTCTGCATCTGGCGGCCGATCTCCCCTGCTTTACCGGGAAGGGTCGACATCGACTCGCCGATCTTCTCCATCATCTGCCCGAAGGCCCGGATCACGGTCGCGACTGCGCCCAGTACGCCACCGACGAACGTGCCGAGCAGCCACGCCAGTGCCCCGGCCAGTCCGCCGACGATGGCGCCGACCGCAAGTGCGGTCGCGACCTGCATTGCGATGAAGGCTGCGGCCAGCGCGGCGATACCGAGGGCGATGGTCTTGATTCCGGCGATGACGTTCGGGTTCTCCAGGAACTTGGCGATCAAGGGGGCGGCCTTGTCCCATGCCTGCTTGAGACTCTGGCCGAACCGCTCGATGTAGGGTCGGGCGGTTTCGAACGCATCCTGCAGATCTTCCTTGATGGCACGGGCGATCCTCATCACGGCGGCCCAGATCATTTGAACGCCAGGATCGTTCGCGATTCCGCTCCAGATCTTCGATACACCTTTTTTGATCAAGTCGAAGTGATTAAGGATCAGGGTCGCGGCACCGGCGATAACGGCTATCCAGTTGCCGGACGCTGCGCCGATGGCGATCGAGGTAACAGCGAGTGCGTCCGAGATCCCGGTGAGCATGTCCTTGTGCTCACCGAGCCAGATGACCGCGTCCTTGATTTTGGTCAGTTTGCCGAACAGCCCTTCCCCTGCGTCCTTGGCTTTGGTCAGGGCGTTCTCGATATCGGCCTTACTGACGCTGTTCATTAGTTTAGTCGCCTTGTCGGCGGCCTTGCCGAGCAGGTTCGCAAGTGAGCTGATCGCCTTGTCGCCCGCCCGATCGACCAGCCGCCCGAGAGCGATTGCTGCGCGCGAGAATTTTGGTGCGAGCTTGTCGGCGGCGTCCGCGGTGGCCCACGTGATGGTGCGGATGAGGTGTTGCCCCTCGATCGAGTTGAGCCACTTGCCAGTGCTTACCACTACCTTGTTGATATTGGTAGCAATCCCGGCCATACCTTCCTCGATGGCCGGTAGATTCACCTTCACGAATTTCTTGGCGAGGTCTTGAAGCCCGACGCTGGCGAGTCGCTGTACGGTCTTGGTGACCGCCCCGACCTCCTTGTCGGTATTGGCGAACTTCTTCGTGAGTGGCTCGATAGCCCTGAGCATCCCCGGTCCGGCGAGCATTAATGTGCCCTTGAGCAAGCCCGCGCTCGCCACTATCGAGGGTAGGAAGGCGGCGAGCGGGGCAAGCTGTGCAGACGCCTTACCGAGGGCGGTCACGGCCTTGGCCGCGCCGAGGATGCCTGTCACGACCGGGCCTGCGAACACCGCGCCGACCGAGGTCGCCATACTGGCGGCTTTACCGAGCGTGCGCAGGATGTCCGGCAGGAGTTCGCGCACCTTGGCTCGGAGTTTTTCAAGGCTCCAACCCGTACGCTCGTTGGCCGCAATGAATCGGCCCGAGGCGTCGTGCCAGCGGCCCGAGGCGTCCTGCCAGGCACCACTGACGGCTGTCGCGTCGCGGACGATCGAGGAACGCATCTTGCGGGCGCTGTCGGCAACGCGCGAGAAGACGCGCCCGGCGCCCGTCTCACGCGCCTTGACGACGATCGTTACCTCATTGCCCACGACTTTACTCCTCGGGGTTCTCCCGCTTGGTCCCGAGCGCCTCAATGGTGAGGAGTCGGACCAATTCGGGATCTTCGGCAAGGACCGTGCTCGGCAACTGTCCGAACCGCTCGCAGATGCCGAGCACGGTCTTGGCGTACCTTAGTTCGTCCGGTTCGACGACAACGCTTCCATTGGCGGCAAGGGCACCGGGGAAGTCACGGTAGAGGGCGAGCCTTTTCCCGTGTCCGCGTCCACCCCGCCCACGGCGTCGATCCACACCCCGATGACCTCCATCACGAGATCGAGGTCCTGAGAGAGCAGACCTTCGAACGTGGGCGGCACCGGGATGTCATTGCCGTTCTCGTCCTCGTCCATGAGGTTCCACGAGCGCAACACCTTGGCGAACAACCCGAACAACTTCTCGATCGTCGCCACGTCCTCGGCCGTGAACTTTGACTCATCGCCACCGAGCGATTCCAGTCGCGTTGCGAGAGACACGATCTTGAGGAACTGTCCGGTGTTGACGCTGCGCGCCTCGACTTCGAGCCCTTCGTAGTCCGCGAACTCCACGAGCTTGAAAATCTTGCGTTTCGGCTTGTATCCGCCTATCGCCATTGCCCCGGCCCTTTCTGTCGTCTCCGGTGGTGATTGGTCGTCAGTAGTTGATCATGACCAGGTCGGCACGACGCCGTTGGCGAGCACGCCGGGTGCCGTCCACGTCAGCTCGCCCGCGTCGGAGCGGGTGAGCGCGTAGTCGGTGTAGAGGATCTCAGGCGCGAGGGTCTGCCCCGAGACGGTCATCGTGGTGGTGCGAGCCACGCTCGTGCTCGACACGGTCTTGAACACCGCGTGCGAGAAATCGGCCGCGTCATTGAAGACGCCGGTCGGGTTGACCGTGCAATCAGCCAGCCCGAGCAGGCGCTCGAACGCGCTCTTGTCCATGCCGGTGACGTCGAAAACGGCGCGCGGCGTTGCGATCTCCAGCGACCGCACGTCGTTGACGATTGTCTTCGCCGCGCCGCCCGAATCGTCCACTGTGAATGCGGTCCACCCGAGCCCGGTTTCCTTCAATCGAATCACATCTCCTTCGGTTGGTGTATACTGGTTACATGACGAGTAGCACCTGCGAGTGTGGCTGTGGATCTTCCGTACCGGAGGGAAGACGGTTCACGCACGGGCATAACCGACGTAAGCCTGTCACTGACCCGCCGCTGTGCGGCTGCGGTTGCGGCGAGCGAACCACCCCCAATGAGTACGGCAAGATGCGCGCCTACGTACCCGGGCACTATGCGCCAAGTGCGCAGACTCGGGAACGAATCGGGCGGGCACAGCCGAACAGGAGAACTCGTCCCCCATTGCAATCCCTGTTGTGTGGCTGTGGCTGTGGTGAATATGCCCCTGTCGACGAGCGACGGAATAGGGTCAGTAAGTTCTTGGCAGGCCACAACTCGCGAGTCTCGCATCCCATGCAAGGAAAGATGCACAGCGTCGAGGCGAAAGAAAAGATCAAGGTCAAGCGTGCCGCGCAGGGGCCGACTCGCTCGGTAAGAACCGAGCGGGAGCGATCGAACTACAGCACGTGGCGTTCGTGGATGTCGATGCTGTGGCGCGTTGATGATCCCGGCTGCGCCTCGTACGCACTTTACGGAGGGCGAGGCATTACGGTCTGCGACCGCTGGCGCGACTTCTCGGCATTCCTTGCCGACATGGGGCCACGCCCGGACGGAATGACCCTTGATCGAATCAACAGTAACGGGAACTACGAGCCCGGTAATTGTCGCTGGGCGACCCGGGCCGAGCAGAGCACCAACCGTCGCGACGCGTGGGTGACCCGTCGAGCCAGGTATGGGCCAACGGGGCGTCGCGACTAGCGCCATGTACAGTCATCCCTTTCCAGATCTAGCGATGGCGGCGTTTCCCCAGAACATGACCTCTTCGAGATGCGTGATGGCGAGCGACTTCTCACGCCCTTCCGGCAATCTTTCGTTGAGAAGGTCGGCCAGCGCGCGACAGCTCAGCCTGATACCGTCGTGCGCCTTTCGCCTTTCTTCTGTCCAGGCCGGATGAAAGGCGAATCGCTGCTCGATGTCTTCCGGGGTCACTGATCTATCCTCTCTGGACGAGCCGAGACAACATGTCCTGGTGCTCGGCGAACTCTTCGACCCAGTGCTCGGGTCGCGTATGGCGACGGACCGCGCTCGGCCCATCGGGATTACCCCGCCAGTCGCCCGGCCGGACGACGAGGATCTCGGGGCGGTCGATACGGGTCCGGTGGCTGTCTGCGTTGAAACAGCTCTGCCCCGCCTCGAAATTGAAGATTGTCAGCCCGCGCTCGTCGCGGGTCTCGCGGAACCGGCGGCCGGACTGCTTGCGGATGTAGTACGCCTGCCCCTGCCCCTGCTGCGTGCGCTCGTCGATGGCGAGGGTGAAGCCGTTGCGGTACGCCCAGCACTCCACCTCGTCACAGGTCGCCCTGCGCCAGTGCGTAGCGGACGGCGCCGAGATCGAGAACGTCTGGTAGGCACCGACCGGGAACACCGGCTCGGGGCGGAACACCTTGCGGCCCACTAGAACACCACCGCGCTCTCGTTTTTGATCAGCACCACGGCGAAGGTCGCCGAGGTGAAGGTGCCCGAGGTGATCGCCCGGACGTAGCGCCGGACGGTGGCGGTCCCGCTCGCCGCCTGCAACCGCTGCGTGCCGTTCGTCGTGAACGCGGTGAATGCGGCGCCGCTCAGGGTTGCCCATGCGGCATTGTCAACGGAGTCCTCGATCGTCACCGTGCAGCTCGTGCCGGTCAGCGCGAATGCCTGCAAGTACGCCTGCCAGCCGAACGACACCGATGCCGTGGTGTCGAGGCTGGCACCGTTGGTGGCCGTGGTGTCGGTGCGCTTGCCCGCTGTGAGCAACTGCCCCCACTCCAAGCCGTAGGCGTTCGCCGTGGCCTGCACCGCGATGGTCAGCGAGCCGTCGTCACCGCGGGTCGGGTCGTAGTTGATCTGCTTCGCGCGCAGACATGCCGCCGCGCTGCCGATCGTCGTCCCGCGGCAATAGGTGATGTCGATGTCGGTCGTCGGCAGCGCCTTGAGCACCGGGTGTGCACGGCCGGTATCGTCATTGAAGAACGATGACCACTCAATCATGCCGTCGCGCTGGCCGCCCCGGCGCTCGTAGGCGCTCTGCGAGATGTCGGTGACGTCGATCGTCCCCTGCGGGCAGGCGACGTTGCCGATCGAGCCGACGTCGCCCGAGAGGTCGTACCCAGCGAGGTAGAAGTTGTCGCCGAGCCCGGTCTGCTTTGTCACCGGTTCACGCTCCCTGCGTCCACAAGTCGTTGATGATCAATGGCAGGGTCACGTCCATGACTCGGTAGAGCGAGCCGGACATGGTGACGTAACCCGCCTGCGCGCGCAGCGGTACGCCGTGCTCGCCGAGCAGGTCGACGTTGCGCACCCGGGCGCCGAGATCGAAATCGCCCGAGTAGGCCGCGAACAACTTGTCGACAGCGGTCACCACTTCAGGATCGATGCCGTCCTGAGGCTCGGCGAGCATGTTCGTGAAGATCCGGATCATGAACACTACGCGGCCCGCGGTGGCGGCCATCCCGGACGCCCGCGGCACCGGGTCAATCGAGTCGACCCACATCGCGCAGGTGATCCCGCTGCCCGGCGAGCTCTTTGGCTCGTGCCCGTTCACCCGGGCGAACAGGCCCGAGGCGAGCGCGTGATCCTTCACGCCGGTGAACAACCCAGCGATGTCGAGCGCCATCGCCTCAGCCCCCCATCCTCGGCAGGAACCGGCGCATCACTGCGTCGGTAACTCGCTGTGCGTCCCGCTCGGTCTGTTGTGCGGCCCGTCGGAAACTGGCGTAGCCCTTGAACCGCGTTGTCCGGTTGCGCGAGCCGGTACCTTCCAGCCACGGCCCGTAGACAATTCCGCGGTCGTGCACGATCGCAGTCAGCGGCATCGGACGGTCGAGAGTGACCTGCGTCTCGTAGTACGGGGTCGGGTTCCTCAGTGAACGATCGAGGTTGGCGTGCACGTGTGCGCTGGCCTGCGCGCCGATCTGCCCAATGGCCTCTTCGGCGGCTTGCTCGGCGGCACGAGCCGCGAGCCCGTTGAACATCGGACCGTCGATCCGGATCACGACGTCGGTCACGTCACACCGTCCGGAATCTGGCCTGCTGGCCGTAGTTGCCCTGCACTCGGGCGCGCAGGTCCGGCAGGCCGACGCCGAGCTTCGTCCCGGACCCCTGCGGCCCGTACTCGCGGGCGTAGCCCGCCCGGCCCGAGAGCAGGCTCGTGACGGCCGAGGCGATGGCGAGCTCGCGGACGTCACCCGGCACGAGGTGGCGCTCGACCGAGACCGTGTCGAGGTGGCTCGCGGCCGTCGAGCCGCGGGCGCCCCGCTCGACCGTGCAGCCGCGCCGGGCGTAGACGTCGGCGCCGGTGGTATGGACGGCCAGCACCGAGCCGTCGGCGGCCCGCTGCACCGTGAGGTTGTTGCCCGCCACGTCGAGGATCAGCATGCGCTCGCTGTCGATGAGCAGCAGCTCGCCCGCGGTGTACTCACTGCCGGTCGACACGGCCACGGTGCGGGCCGCTTCGCTGGCCGCGAGGTCGGCGCCGATGTTCTGGCTCGTGTCGACCCACGACTTCGCCGTGACGATCATGCGCTCAGTGCCGATGATCAGGTGATCGCCGACACCCACCTTCGAGCCGTCAGTCACGGTGAGCGCGGTCACGCTGTCGTTGATGGCTCCGTCAAGCGCTCCGGCCGCCTCGCGGTCGTCGCCCTGCCCCCACAACCCGGTGACCGCGACCGCGCGCTGTGGGGTGGCGTCGGTGTAGTCGAAGGACGACGAGCCTCCGCGGTCGAGCTCGATCCGGTCGTAGGGCGGGCCGTACGCCTGCGGTTCGAGGAAGTAATCGGCGGCGGTGATCGTCATGCCGCCCGAGGTAAGGGCTGAGATCGAGATGAGGGCGTTGCCGTCGAGCCATAGCCGCCAGCGGTGCGCGGTCTGCTCCGGTGGCCACTCGAAGTAGCGGGTTTCGGCGATGGGCCGGAAGTGCCCTTCGTGCTGCTGAATGACGTCGTCAACGTCCTTGGTCGCGCCCTCGATGGCCGAGGCGATGCGGCGCTCGTCATGGGCGCTCGCTTTTGATTCGAGGGCGTCGCGGACGTCCTCGATCGTGCAGTAGTACAACCCGGGCATTCGATACCCTCCCTGTCCCTTGCTTTCTTGGCGTCGGCCCGCCGGACCGGCGCGCCGTGGGGAGTGCTATGGGGCTATGCAGTTGTGAGCAAAACCGGGTTTTCGGGCGGATCAGGCAGGCGTCGGGTCCTGGCGCTCAGCCAGGGCGGCGTGTAGCTGAGCGTTCTCCGCCTCGGCCTTGGCGAGCCTGGCCGTCAGATCCGAGATCAGCGCCAGGATTACGGCAGGATCGATACCAATCATCACGCGACCGCCAGTGTTGTCACGGTGCCGGAGCTGCCACGCCATTTAAGCGCGCCACCTTCGGAGTAGAGCACGCCGCCCCCGGTGGGGTTTGTGGTGGGCGCCGTGGCCGCATCGGGGATACCGATTACCTTCGACCCTCCACCGAATGCCGTCGTGCCAGCTATCCCCACGTTCTGCGTCGAGTTGTGCAGCAGCAGCAAATCCTTGTTGGCCGCCCCTGCGTCGGTCCTAGACTGAATCGCAAGATATCCGCTGGAGTGAGACATGCGGAATCTACGAGCACCAGACACTCCGCTGGTATCGTAGATCCCAATCCATGTACCGGGCGCCTGCGCCAGGACCGCATTGGAGATACTGTTCCCGCTCTTGTCGATGCTGGCTACCGTGCCAGTACCGGAAACCGTCCAATCTTGAAGATTGGCCGTTTGGCCGCTGGTGCCCGTGACCGTGAGCGGTACGACTGCCGGGTTCGCAGCGTCGGTTCCAGCGGCAGCGTTGGTAAGCGTCGTCGACGTATCGACGACCAGATCTCCAGACGATTTTACGTACATCGCGACGGCGCCAGCCGTCGGACTTGCCGTACTCGGCTTCTTCCATTCCACCAAATGGTCATTTGCGCTTCGCACCTGATAGGCGAAGAAAACACAGATCGGCGTCGAGTAAGCTTCACTCTCGCCGTCCTGCTGCATCCACACCCCCGGAGACTTTGCAGCACCACCAGTGACGAGCATCCCATAGTTGCGGGTCGCGGTGATCCCCGCATCCTGGTCGACCAGGATGCCAACGCCGCCACCATGCTCGTAGTGATTGTGGACGTACAAGCCTACGCGGTTGGAGTCGACGCCAAGCCCAATGAGACGCGCGGCGCCGAGGTATGACGATGCCCTCGACGTTGCCGTCAGATGCAGGAGATACCCGCCCGATGCATCATCATGAGCCCACTCCAGGGGATGGCGAGTCGGATCAGATCCATTCGGTCGGGCGATAAACGAATCAATCGTATCGCCGCGGAGCTTCATGGGCACTGGGAAGAGGTTGGCGCCAGTGCTGGTGTCGGCGATATGAACGAAAGTGGCAGACCCGGCGGCCGGAAGCGACGCAACCGACGTTGCTCCGTCGCCGATACGAGCGATCGTCGTGTCGGTCTCGTAGACCAAGATGCCGGGTCCGGGAATGCCGCGGGCCGCGAGTTCGGCGGCGGTGCCGTACCACCGGGCCGGGACGACGGCGCCGGACTCAGTGCCTCTGATCCACTCAGCCGCTGTGATGTTGGCCGGGCCGATGGCGTCGCCCGCTTCGTACTGACGGCTCGCGGTAGGGAATGCCCGAGTCGTGTAGTACAGCATCACTTGATCCCTTCGTAACGCCAGCCGTCGAACCGGCAGAAGAGCTGCCCGTCCGGCCCAGTCAAGAGCGGCTCACCATCGTTCGGGCAGGCGATCGGCGGCGTCGAGGCATCGGTGTGAGCCTCGTCTGCGCTTTCTCTGATGATCGAGATGAGCTGCTCCCACGACATCGGTCAGCCCCGGGCCGTCCTGCGCTGCACGGGCGTCTTCGGGGCCGTCGCGGGCTTGCCATCTGCGGGTGCGTTGTCCGGTCCGGTGGCGCCATCCGAGACCGCCACGGCGTCGTCTTCGGCGATGCCCTCACTGGTCTCGGAAGTTTCCGGCGCCGGAGCGATCTCGCCTGTGGACGACGCCTCGGCCGCGGGAGTCTCGTCGGGCGCGGCCACCGGCGGAGCGGCCTCGGCCCTGCTCGGGTCCGGCCCGCCCGTCGTCGGACCCTGCGCCTTGCTGATCTTCGGCATCGTGCCTTCCTCCACGGAGTCAGATGATCCACACTGCGGGCACCTCGGGAGCCCGACGGCGTAGACCGTCGAGCACCCGAGGCACATCCACAAAGCCATGATCAGGCCGCCGTGACCGCGGCGCCGTCCTCGATCGGCACGTACGTGAGCGTCCACGCGATGACGCCGTCGGGGCCGGTACCGGTCGTCACCTGCTGGATCACCCCGGCCGCGATGTAGAGCCCCTTTGCCCCGCCCTGCGTGACGGTGACGTCCTCGACCGGGAATAGGCGGACGGCACCGATCCCGGACAGGACCGAGCCGGTCGGCATGCCCGAGATCGACAGGAGGTTGCCCGCCGGGGTGTCGGTGGTACCGAGGTCGGTCGCCGCGCACAGGTCCGAGCTCGTACCGGTGGTCGGGTTGCTCACGAGCTTGACCGAGTTCGCGACGGTCATCGCCGTGGTGACCTTGCCGACGAGCGAGGTCACGAGTACGAGGCCCGAGACCGTGAAGAGCGACGCAGTCTCGGCCGCGATGGTGTACGTCTTGGTCGCCCGGATGCCGAGGATGGACGTCCGGACACCGTTGGGGTCGATCCACACACTCACGAGATCAGACTCCGATCGCGGTCAGGTTCGACGGCTTGCGCTGCACATTGAGGCCGGTCTGCATGGCGATGACGATGCCCGCGCCGGTCGAGGTGACCTTGACGTAGTCGTAGCTGTCGGACAGCTCGGTACCGTCGACCTCGAACCACGCGCAGTTCTCGGTCGCGGCGGCAGCGGTGACCACGGTCGCGGCAGCAGCCTGCGTGTGCAGGGTCCAGGCGTCCGAGCCGTTGCCGGTGTTGGTGTGATAGCGCGTGATGGTGGCGAGGTTCTGCGCGCTCGTGCCCGAGGCGTCCTTCGCCTCGACGAGGGTGTACGTGTCGCCCGCGGCACCGGTGAGGTAGCACAGGAACGCCACGGACTGGCAGTCCTTGAGACTGACGTAGCGGCCATCCATGAGGTACTGAGCGTTGACGGTGCGCCCGAGGGCTTCCATCCTTGATCCTTTCCTGGCAGGGGTTTCAATGCCTGCCGCTCATGGCCCGGGACTGGGGGTCGAGTGCCAGCCCCGGGCAGATCGTGCCGACCGGACAATTAGCTACGGGTCGCGAGCTGCACGAATGGCGACAGCGTGCTGCCGCTGTTCTGGGGGGTGATGGCGGACTGGAGCCACGGCCGACCATCCACCCGCTCGATGATTCGATAGGCGGTCTGGTCATTGGCGAATTTGTAGTGCGGGCTGCTCGACGCGCTCATGACCTGCCGGTCACCGATCAGGTAGTAGGAGAAGTCGACGAACGAGATGTCGCCCTGCGTGCCGAGCGCGGCCGTGCTCTTCTCGGTGAAGACGACGGGGCGACCGAGGAT